GAGGTCACCGTAGTCCTGGCCGAGAAGAACGGCCAGCAGGTGACGCATACACCGACGTTCTGAAACTGAAAGGAGTACCCCAACCATGACCCGCAAGACCCAACCCATCACATCTATCGACTACGCAGGGCGCACATGCGTCTTGCGCACGTCGGGTGGCTGGGGCACCACCGTCGGCCAGGGCTTCGTAGCGCTGTCCCACAGGGGCGAGCGCTGGGTGATCACCGGAGGCAGGGCGCCTCACAAGGAGAGCAGCAGCGGGCGTGTCTACGCCACGCCTTACCCGGCCAGCCCGGACGTCTCCGACGTCCACGAGTCCCAGTTCTTCCCCGGGGTCTTCGACCTCGTATGGGTGCCCACCGAGCACAAGAAGGAGCAGGCGCACGCCTGAGATACACGCCCCCTTACCCGGGGGACGCCCGTCCCCCAACCGTCGCCGCTGCGGCCCAGCGGCAACCTGTACTAGGACATGTTGTCCTACTTGAGAGAGCAACGAGCATCATCATGCAAACCATCGACATCAACACCACCGACGCCACCATCACCCCTGCCGCTGCGCTCAAGCAGCAGCTCGCGTCCAGCGGGCACCGCGCTCTCATCGCGCAGCACAGGCGGGTGCTGCACACCGCCCTCGGGCGGCTGCCGCAGGTGCGCAAGGCCTTCTTCACATACACCCGCGTCGTGCGGGCCCTGCCCCAGGCTTGCCCTGACGCAGCCCCCTGGCTGAGCGTCGGGGAGTACGGCCCCGAGGTGACCATGGGCATGAGCGTGCGCGACCTGCCGTCCCTCAAGGACAAGGGTCTGATGCGTGTGCTGGCTGCCTTCACGTCCGACGAGTGGACGGCCACGTCCACGGACTACACGCACGACGTGCCGAACCGCGACTATCGGTTCCGCTGCGACATCGCTGCGCCGCTGGAGCACCTGCGCCTGACAGCCGCAGAGAAGCGCTCCCTGGCGTGGCTCAACGAGCACGCCCCGTACGAGGTGCCGAGGACTGCGACGCTGACCGTGTCCGTGTATGCGTACGTCAAGGGCGACAGCGACGCCTGCCGCATCGAGGTGACGGGCATCGAGGAGATCGTCACCAAGCGCGAGGTCAAGAAGATCGTGTGCGCCTGATCAGGCGCTCAATCCGGGGGAGTCTTCCCCCAACCGTGGCCCCTGCGGACCAGGGGCAACCTGTACCTGAGAGAAGAGAGCAACATCATGATCGACATCAACAGCATCCTCACCCAAGCCCTCGCTGCCGCTGTGGCCGAGGCCACCAAGCCCCTGGTGGAGCGCATCGCTGCGCTGGAGACGCGCCTGCTGGCGCTGGAGAACAACCCAGCCCAGGGCGTGGACACCACGCTGAACGCGTGGGAGATGGCGCTGCAGAACCGTGTCTTCTCGGTGGAGGCGGTGGCGAGTCGTCTTCACGAGCGCACCCTTGCGCTGGAGAAGCACACCGCTGTGCTGGACCAGCACGGGGGCATCCTCGAGTACCTCGACAACCAAGAGTGGTTCTGGGAGAAGGTCCGGCGCTTCGCCGACGGCGCCGTTGAGCAGGCCATCGAGAACCACGAGGAGGGCATGTCCCACTACGACCAAGACGACATCGAGACGTGGATCGACGCCGCCGTCGAGCAGCACGAGGAGAACAAGACGCACGGCGACGAGGACGACATCGAGGAGATCGTCCAGAAGCTGCTGAACAGCGCAAGCATCAGCATCAGCGTCTAAGCCGCAGACGCGGCACAACCCCGGGGGCTACGGCCCCCACTTTTAGGAGAGAGAAACCATGATCGACTACACCAACGCCACCACCGCCCGCATCGGTCCCTGGACCGTGCGCCTCGTGTTCAAGGGCGAGCGCTACGGACGCGACGGTGGCCCTCTGCTCAACGAGCAGACCATGCCGATGGTGGAGTTCTACGACACCGAGCAGGACAAGGCCAAGTTCGGCCCCTGGGGCCAGTTCATCACGCGGTACTACCTCGACACCCTGATGGAGACCCGCCAGAAGCACCCTGGCTACGCGCTGGCCCTTGACGTGGGCGTCCCCCGCTGGACGGTGTCCGGTGAGCACATGGCGCTTGTCGAGCGCTGGCTTGAGATGCAGAGCACCTACGCCGCAGCCAAAGCAGACTGAAATCCGCGATTTCAGTCTTCAACCCCGGGGGCTACGGCCCCCTTTCTTTTTACAGGAGCACGCAACCATGCAAACGATCCACATCTCCATCATGACCGGCAAGCTCGACGGCCTACGCGCCATCAGCACCAACACGCGCACCAACGACTACTGCATCAAGCAGAACGCGTCCGGTGACCCCAACAACATCTGCACCAAGTGCTACAGCCACACCATGCTGTCCTCGTACCGCAAGAACATGCAGCCCGCGCTTCAGCGCAACAGCGACGCGCTGTCCGCCGCGCCCCTGGCGCCCGACGCCATACCACGCATCCTCGACGCAGTCTTCCGCTTCGACGCACACGGGGAGTTGATCAACGACACGCACCTCTCCAACCTGTGCGCCATCGCCACGCGCAACCCGCGCACGTCCTTCGCCCTGTGGACCAAGCGCAACGACATCGTGTCCAAGCACTTCCGCGGCAACCCCAAACCGGTCAACCTCATCCTGATCTACAGCAACCCCAAGATCAGCAACATCATGCGCAAACCGCCGCGCTACTTCGACCGCACGTTCAACAACGTGCTGGAGCATGAGCACGTGGAGCAGCAGAACTGCACCGGACAGAAGTGCGCCGACTGCCTGCTGTGCTACACCCCCGGTAATGGGGTGACGACCATCGTCGAGAAGGTCAAGAAGTACTGAAGGAACAGTCATCCCCTACGGCAACTAGGACACGGCGTCCTAGTTGTCTTTTTACTATCAACAATCCCGCAGTGTGTTACACTGCAGCCGCGCCTCGGGTTTCAGGGGCATTTTCAGGAGAAAGCAAATGGCTCACCAAATCGACACCACCTCCCGCGCTACCGCTTCCTACGCTTCCACTCAGCGCGAGTGGCACGGCCTGGGGCAGCTCATGCCCGCAGGCGCGGACATCGAGACCTGGGCAGCAGCCGCAGGCATGGACTACAAGGTCCAGCGTGCGGTCATCCGCTACGCCACCGAGCGCCTGTCCAGCTACGCGCCCGTGAACAACCTCAAGACCATCGACGACAAGGTCGTGCTGTTCCGCTCGGACACCCACGCTCCCCTGGGCGTGGTCTCGGACGGCTACAAGGTCGTGCAGCCCCGTGAGGTGCTGGACTTCTTCCGCGAGTGGGCGGCAGCCGGCGGGCTGACCATCGAGAGCGCCGGGGTTCTCTTCGGCGGCAAGCGCTACTTCGCCACGGCCAAGCTGGCCGAGGGCGTGTGCGTGGACGGCTCCAGGGACAAGCTCGTGCCCTACGCCCTGCTCAGCACCTCCGCTGATGGCTCCCTGGCCACCGAGGGGCGCTGGACGACAGTGCGGGTGGTGTGCAACAACACCCTGGGCATGGCACGCAAGGGCGCGACTGCCTTCCGCGTGACGCACCGCTCGGAGTGGAAGCCCGAGAAGTTCCAGGCCGTCATCGAGACGGCCCAGGCCGAGTTCGGCTCCTTCATGGAGACGTCGCGCAAGCTCGCCGCCATCCGGGTCGAGTCCAGGCTCGCAGAAGAGATGACCGTGGCGCTGTTCAAGAAGGGCACCCCTGCCGCAGCCGATGACGACAAGGTGCGCGAGTCCCGTGGCTTTGCCTCTGTCATGTCCCTGTTCGCAGGGGCAGGCAAGGGCGCCATGTTGGAGACGTCGCGCGGCACAGCCTGGGGGTGGCTGAACGCAGTGACGGAGCACGTGGACCATCACGTGTGTGCCCGCAACGACGAGAACCGCACCGCCAGCGCCCTGTGGGGTCCGGGCGACAACCTCAAGCAGCAGGCTGTGGAGATCGCCCTCGCCGCTGCATAAGCGCAGTTGTCAACCCCTTGACAGCATGAAACGGGAGGCCCACAATCGGGCCTCCCTCAACTACCTTGGAGTCTTACATGACCTTCCAGATCGAGTCCGGTATCCCCATGCCCAAGCGTGCCTCTGTCGGTCGGCGCGGCACTGAATTCCCCTTCGCTGAAATGGAAGTCGGCGATAGCTTCCTGATGCCCTGCAACGTCAGCGAAGAGAAGAACATCGTCAACTGGCGTCGCAAGCTGGCTGCGGCCCGCAAGCGCTTCGAGGCCAAGAGCGACTACGACATCGACCTGCGCACCGCCGTCGTCGCCGACGACAAGGGCACCGGTGTCCGCGTCTGGCGCACCGCCTGACAACCGACCGACAACCACCACTCAACGCTCTGCAAATGCAGGGCGTTTTTCATGGCCGAACGCTTTACACCCCGCAGGGGCAGGGCGTTTTTCATGGCCGAAAGGAAAGGAGTAGCAAGTGCATATCAAGCATCTGACCTTCGACAAGGCGCTCAATCTCTTGCGCGTGCTCAACGCCAAGTTCATCGTCGTCGATGCCGACGGCAAGACGCACACACACGGCGACCTGCGCCTCGCAGAGCCGCCCTCGGAGCGCAAGCGCAAGCAGATCGTCCCGATGGGGACGTACCACAGCATCTACTACACCATGGTCAAGGACATCAAGGCTGGAGAGGGCGTCAGCATCACCCTGCCGGAAGGCATGGACCCCGAGGGGTTCCGCTCGTCAATGGGCGCGTGGTGCAGCAAGCACTGGGGGGCTGGTTCCTACCTCACCCAGATCGAAGGCCGCATCGTTGAAGTACTGCGCGTGGAGTGAACATGGACAAGCAACACGACCCCGTCAACCACCCCAAACACTACACCGAGCACCCATCGGGCGTGGAGTGCATCCAGATCACCGAGCACATGAGTTTCTGCTTGGGCAACGCGGTGAAGTATGTATGGCGTGCTGGTTTGAAGAGCGACAGCCCGGTGGAGGATCTGCGCAAGGCGCGGTGGTACATCGACCGTGAAATACAGCGCTTGATGCGCGGGAGCGATGCATGAAGACCAAGATGCTCAAGAAGGCCCGCGCCCTGTGGAACACGGGCGACAGGCGCCTGGACAGGCGCAACCAGAGGGCCTGGGTGCAGGCCATCCGCAGGCTGGGCGACAAGTGGCTGCTCGCCACGCATGTGCAGAGGAAGGAGCAGGTATGAACGAAGACGTTTGCAAGCCGTCCGAGAAGGGCACGCACGAGTGGCGGGCGTACATGTCTGGTGGATACAAGTGTGTCTACTGTGGCACGGAGTGGCTCCCCGCCGAGCCCTGCGTCGATCCCGACGAGATCGAGGCGCACAAGTACATCGAGCCCCAGCCCGAGCCGCTGTGGCCGAAGGTTGTGGGCGTGGTTATTGCCATCATCCTGATTGGTCTGGTGTTCGGTCCTGTGGGGGTGATCAAGTGAAACTCATCCTCTTAACAACGGTGCTGCTCATTGCAGGCTGCGCGCCCACAGGGTTTTACGAGTCGGAGACAACACCAAAAGGGTGGCGTGTGATTACTACACCCGGTAACCACTTCTCCTATATCGTGCCTGTGGTTATGGACGATGGAACCCGTTGCATTGTGCTGTCCAGCAATAGCAGCGGCAGAGGCGGCATAACCTGCGATTGGGGGAAGAAATGACCACCATCACCGTACCCCGCGCAGTGCTGGAGCAGGTGCTGGAGGCGCTGATCCACATGTGCCACAACACCTTGGCCGACAAAGGATACGACGGCCAACTCGTTCAAGACGCCATCGACAACCTCCGCGCCGCGCAGCAGGAGCAGGAGCCGGTGGCGTACACCGGCGACGTAGCCCGCAGGATGCGTGAGGCGGGAATGACGTTCCATCTTGGGATGCCGCACGCCGTTGTGATGGAGCAGATGACTCGGTTTCACGACATTGTGTGCGCAGAGGCAAGCATCAAAGCTGCGGCGGCGTTTGCACACCCACCCCGCCGCGAGACGGAGCAGGAACCGGTGGCGTGGACAGATCGAGAGCTTCAACTGATCGACGGGATGATTGAAGTCCAACTGCGCCACGCCTCGCAGTGCGACGGCATTGCAAACCGCACGATGGCTGAGAAACAGAAGGGCTGGGACATGGAGCGGGTGGCCCTGCTGCAAAAGATCAAGAGCAACCCACCCCGCCGCGAGTGGCAGTCGTTGAGCGAGGAGGAGATCAACGAGTTGTCGCACACGATGGTCAAAGGGCACAAGTCAGTGAACTGGCTTGCCCGCGCCATCGAGGCCAAGCTGAAGGAGAAGAACCAATGATCCCGACAAACAAGCCGCGCTTCGTTGTGCGCAAAGAAATCGACCACTGGAACTCATCTGACGAATGGATTGCTACACGCCCTGTTCGCATCCTTCAGCAGTGGTGGGAATTTGAAACAACGGAGGACGCATCTGGAGAATGGCGTGATGTGACTGTGGAGGAAGAAAATGGCTGACAAACCCGAAGCCCTGCGGATGGCTGATTCGCTGGATAAGTTCAGCAACCCGTGGGACAAAGAAATCGCTTCAGAACTGCGCCGGCTGGTTGCGGTGAATCAGGAACTGCTGGAGTCGTTGAAGGACTTGACCACTGCGCAGGATTTAAACGCATACGGTATGGCTTTGCATAACGCCCGCGCCGCCATCGCCAAAGCGGAGGTGAAGTAATGGGAGAGTACGCACGAATTCAGATGGCCGAAGACGCCCGACGCATGTTTGGCGGCAACTGGGAGCCAGACATCTTTGCAGCGACCTACGAGCCGGTGGGGGAGCAAGCATGACCTACACCCTAATCGCTTGTTTTGCTTTCAACGGCTTTTTTGGGGCTTGTGGCCGGTACATTGAGGTTGATTACCAGACGCTTGCCGAGTGTCGTGCAACGCTGGATGACTTGAAGATTCAGCCTGCGTTTTCGTACGGGCTTTGCAAGCCGAGGAAGGAGCAGAAATGAAAGACACCGGAGGACCGGCGTTTCCGCATAGCCGTCTCGGCAGCGACGCTGACGGAATGACCCTGCGCGATTACTTCGCGGCGATGGCGATGCAAGCACTGCTGACTCGGATAGAGATGTCTGGGGCTGAAAGGGCGCGGGATGCTTACATCATTGCCGACGCCATGCTGGCACAGAGGAACAAGGTATGAAACTCCGCGCCTTTCTGCGCGGCTTCGTCAATGGACTAGCACTGCTGCCGCTGTGGCGGTGGCTCAGGAGCAGGACATGACCACATGGCACAAAAGCCCGCCGCCTTCTGTCGGCTGGTGGCCAGCGAGCCGCCGCCGTAACCCAGACCTCCTGCGTTGGTGGAATGGTAGGAAATGGAGCCAGCCGGTGCATATCAGGATGACAGCCGAGGAAGCGGCAGAATCTGCATATGTCGAAAGTTTTTTGGACGACATTGAATGGACCGACAGGCCCGCATCGTGGCCGGAAAGGAGCAGGACATGACCACATGGCACAAAGGCCCGCCGCCTTCTGTCGGCTGGTGGCCGGCGAGTACAACGCGTAGTCCAAATATGCTACGGTGGTGGAATGGAAAGTGGTGGAGTTGCGGTTGTGTTGAGCGCTATTCGGCGCAAACTGTGGCAAAAGTTGCCACGGAGAAATCTCGGTATCAAAACGACATCGAATGGACCGACAGGCCCGCATCGTGGCCGGAAAGGAGTAGGACATGACCCAAGAAGACATCATCCGCATGGCGCGGGAGGCTGGCTTAGGCGCCTCACTGTGCCACAACAGCATCGAGGGCGATCGAATTTGGATTGAGGGCGCCGATTGGCACGATGAGGTTGAACGCTTCGCCGCCATCGTCGCCGCAGCAGAACGCGAGAAACTCACCAACTGGATGTGGAGCCTGGGCTACGCCACCGGCCACGGCGACACGATAGAGGATCTGCTGGACCACCTTGGCACGCAGATTGCTGAGGGGCTGCTGACGGAGCGCACCGCCTGTGCCGACATCTGCGACCAGCGCGCCAGCATCGAGGGCATCGCGCAGCGGTGTGCGGCAGAAATCAGAGCGAGGAACACATGACCATCATCTACTACTGGTGCCCGCTGCATCGAGCGTATGTGCAACGGACAGTGCCAACGGAGTTGGCGTTTAGATTGGCGGGGTTGGCATGAACTACCTACCCAATGATGTGGCCCGTTGCGCCGGGGCACACAAGCCCGAATGCGAGGACTGCCTGAGAAACATCAAGGTCAGCCCGCTGCATCCTGCAGCCATCCGCTCTGTCTGGATCGGCCCGTGGGTACTTGACGAACCCTGTATTTCCAAGCTGACCAAGGAGGAACCGAAATGAAACACGTAGTCCCAGTACGCAATCAAAAAACGAGGGAAGCGTTTGAACAGCTTAATAAAGTCATCAAGCAAGAGCGTGCCGAGCGTGCGCGTGATGCATGGTTTCACGGTGCGCTGTGGGTGCTACTTAAACTGCCTGCGCATGAAGCAGAAGGAATGGCGGCAGAAATTGCCAAAATACAGCCCGACAGAGCAGACACTTTGGCGAATCTACTATCTGACGGAGGAGTTGGGTTGTTTTTGAAGGAACCGAAATGAACGAACCCATGCACCCCTCGGGCCTGACGCTTGCTCGCTGGCTGTGGCCTTTCAAGACGGACGAGGAGCGCGTTCTCGTTGCCCGGTGGTTCGCCAAGCAGGCCCGCGCTGAGCGGGGCCAGGGTGAGGAGGCGCTCTTCTGATGGCCTTGAACACGCACCTCAGCAACACCACAGCCTACGCGGCGGTGGTCGAGGCCCTGGTCCGCATGGGCGGCACGCCGAAAGAGCTTCACGAGATCTCGGGTCTGGCGGCCAACACCACGCGCAAGTTCATCCGCGCCCTGCGCAACCGGCAGCTGGTCCGCGTAGCGCTGTGGCGCCAGGACACCATGGGCCGCTACACAATCGCCGTGTGGGGGTGGGGCAGTCCACTCTACGACGCCAAGCGCCCGCCGAGGATGACCTCGACCCAACGGTCTGCACGACGGAGGATGAAGAACCGTGAGATGTCCGCACTGCAACAAGGAAGGCAAAGCGACGGTGCTGGAAAGCCGCCCACTGGACGGGCAGGTCTGGCGCAGGCGCATGTGCCCTAAGTGCCTCAAGTCGTTCGTCTCCTGCGAGACGGCGACACCCGGCATGACAATGCCTACAATGACACAATCAAGACATCGGTTGAAAGATCGCAAGATCAAACCGGAACAGCACAACCTCAGATGGGGAAGTTTTTGATGAGCGGTGGCAGTTGCTACATGAGCGTTTTATCCTCGCAGATGTGACGCGCTTATGTACCGTTCACGCAGCCGCTCATCCTACTATGCGTGAACGGACCTCCGTAGACTAGAACCCGCGGGAGGCTAGTAATCTGCGTCTCCTCCCGCACCTAACACCAACAAACCAATGGCAAAAACACCTGAGAAAAAAGTCAAGGACATGTGCATCGAGATCCTCAAGGACTTCCGTGCATACTACTTCTTCCCTGTCATGGGCGGTTACGGTCGCTCAGGGATTCCCGACATCATCGTCTGCTACAGGGGGCAATTCATAGCCGTCGAGTGCAAAGCAGGCTTTAACAAAACCACCCCATTGCAGGACAAGGAGCTTGCTGCAATTTCCACCGCTGGTGGCATCACCCTCGTTATTCGCGAGGATACAATCGAACTGCTCCAACAGGAGCTAAGGAGAATCAAGCATGCATAAACAGATCGATATCGAAGCCGCGCTTTTGAAGATGCGCGAACTACTGGAGATGATCAACAGAGGCGACACTGAGCGGCGCGACGCCATGCTCAGCGCGTTGCAGGCCATCCTGCAGGCAATGATCAATATCGACGACGGGGCTGCCGTCGTCGTGCTGGCTACCGACTTCAAGGGCTCGATGGGGGTGTACACCCTCAACGCAGGCGAAGAGACCGTCGTCGGGCTTGCACGGACGCTGCTGGCGCGGTTGGACGACACCTGCCTGGACAACATCCCTGTGGAGCAGATGGGAGCCGTGCAATGAAGGCACCTTTTGACAAGATCATCGTGCTCGACTTCGAGACCTCCTGGGGCAGGCAAGTGAAGCTCGGGTTCTCCTGCCAGACCAACGAGGAGTACATCCGCGACCCGCGCTTCAAGGCGTGGGGGCTGTCGTGGAAGACCGTGGGCACCGACGAGCGCCCCGTGTGGGTGCGGCATGACCGCATCAAGCGCTGGGCTGCGGGGATCGACTGGTCCCGCACCGCCATCGTCTGTCAGAACACCCAGTTCGACGGCACCATCCTGTCGTGGCTGTACGGTGTGCAGCCGTGCTTCATGTTCGACACCCTGTCCATGGGCCGCGCCCTGTACGGCGTCGAGGTGGGCAACAGTCTCAAGGCCCTGGCGGAACGGTTTGAGCTACCGCCCAAGGGCGACGGGCTCAGCCCGTCCGAGAACATCCTCGATGAGCTGCCCTTCCACGTGGAGCAGACGCTGGCGGACTACTGTAAGCACGACACGTGGCTGTGCGAGCAGATCTTCCTGCGCATGCTGCCGCAGTTCCCCGCCAAGGAGCTACGCCTCATCGACATGACGCTGCGCATGTACACGCGCCCCCTGCTGCGCCTGGACCGTGCGATGTTGGGGGAGGCCATCGAGGATGAGCGCGAGACCCGGGAAGGACTGCTGCACCGCCTGGGCGTGGCCGAGACGGCCCTCGCGTCGAACGACCAGTTCGCTGAAGTGCTGACGGCACTGGGCGTCGAGCCCCCGACGAAGACAAGCAAGACCACCGGGGAGAAGACGTTCGCGTTCGCCAAGAACGACGCGCTGTTCCAGGCGCTGGTGAACTCCGACAACGAGGAGGTTGCTCTGCTGTGCGAGGCGCGGCTGAAGGTCAAGTCCACCACCGAGCGCACGCGTGCGCAGCGGTTCCTCGACATCTCCTCGCGGGGCAACCTGCCGGTGCCCTTGAGCTACTACGGCGCAGCCACGGGGCGCTGGACGGCCAGCAAGGGCAGCGCGATCAACATGCAGAACCTCAAGCGCGGGAGCTTCCTGCGCAAGGCCATCATGGCCCCCGAGGGGCATGTGCTGGTGGTGGGCGACCTGTCGCAAATCGAGCCGCGCGTGCTGGCGTGGCTGTCGGACTACGACGACCTGCTCAACATCTTCCGCGCTGGCGGCGACCCCTACGCGCAGTTCGGGGCGCCCATGTTCGGCATCCCGGGCATGACCAAGGACAGCCATCCGACGCAGCGCCAGAGCGCCAAGTCGGCCCTGCTGGGGGCAGGCTACCAGCTAGGCTGGGCGAGCTTCGCTGCGCAGTTGCTGACCGGCTTCCTGGGCGCTCCGCCCAAGCGCTACACCCGTGACGAGGCCAAGCAGTTGGGCGTGTCCGGTGCCGACGTGCAGAAGTTCCTGGGCTGGGAGGAGAACCTCAAGACCATGGCGGACATCCCGCACACGTGCTCCGAGCTTGAGCTTGCGATCCACTGCCTCGCGGCCAAGGCCATCATCGACAAGTACCGCGCGACGGCGGTGCCGGTGGTGGCGTTCTGGAACCTGCTCGGGGAACTGATCGAGCACGCGCTCTACAAGGGCAACGAGTACCAGCACAAGTGCCTGACCTTCCGCAAGGAAGAGATCGTGTTGCCGAGCGGCATGAGTTTGAGGTATCCTGACCTCAAGCCAGAGGACGGACCGAAGGGTCGCGTTCAGTGGACCTATGCCGACGGGCGCAACGGCAAACGCTCCAAGCTCTACCCCGGCAAGATCTGCAACAACGTGACTCAAGGCACGGCACGCTGCGTGATGACGGACGGCATGCTCCGCGTCGCGAAGCGCTACCCTGTGGTGGGCACGGTACACGACGAACAACTCGCCGTGGCACCTGCAGCAGAGAAGGACGAGGCCAAAACGTGGGTTTTGGCCCAGATGATCACGACCCCGTCATACCTGCCGGGGATACCACTCAACGCAGACGTTGGAGCGAATGAAAGATATGGACTTGCAAAAGGATGACATAATTGACTACGCTATGCCCTTGCTCAATATCGAGAGCATGGCAAGAGAGATCCACGACTTGTGCCTTGAGCACAAGTATGGAGAAGCCCAGGAGGTCGCACGCCGCCTGAACGCAGAAACGCGTGTGCTCGTGCATACGCTACACATCATGGAAGAAAAGGAGCAGCATGCATATCCCAAAATCGTTCAAGCTCAGCAACATCCCGTATCAGGTCAAGCTGACTGAGCACATCCGAGGCCCGCGTGGCGTGATCGGTCGCGTTGACTACGTGGCCCGCAACATCAAGATCGCTACCGTCAACTACTGGACCGGCAAGCCATTGCCGACGAAGGAGATGAGCGATACGTTCTGGCATGAGGTCACGCACGCCATCTTGAACGACATGAACAGCCCGCTGTGCAGCGACGAGACCTTCGTCACTGCGTTCGCCAACCGACTCAACGAGGTGGTGCTAACCGCCAAGCTCTAATGGACATCAAGCCCATCACGTGGTCACACTCTGCGCTCAAGAAATACGAGCAGTGCCCGCGCCAGTATCACGAAGCAATCGTGCTGAAGAAGTATCCGTTCAAGGATACGGCCCAGACGATCTACGGCAAAGACCTACACAAAGCGGTGGAGCTTTACGGCAGGGACAACACCCCCATGCCGCCACAGTTCGCGTTCGTCCAGCCGGTGGTGGACGCGCTGCTCGCAAAGCCTGGGCGCAAATTGTTCGAGCACGAGATGGGCATCACGCCTGATCTGCGGCCCTGCGCCTTCGACTCCAAGGAGCGCTGGGTGCGGGGCATCGCAGACCTGCTGATCATCGACGACGACAACCTCACGGCCCGGGTCGTGGACTGGAAGTCGGGGAGCCACAAGTACCCTGACTACGATCAACTCCGGCTGATGTCGCTGATGGTCTTCGTGCATTTCCCGCACATCAGGCGTGTGAATTCCGCGCTCATGTTCGTCGTCAAGAACCACATGGCCAAGCACCGCATGGACCGCGACGAAGCAGATGCAGCGTGGCAGGACTATCGCGAGCGTGTGGCCAAGCTGGAGGGCAGTTTCGCGCACAGCGTTTGGAACCCGAAGCAGTCGCCGCTGTGCGGCTGGTGTCCGGTGCGAGAGTGTTCGTTTCATCCCAACTGAGGTACATCATGGCACGAGACTACAAGCGCGAGTACGAACTGTTCCAAGGCAAGCCCGAGCAGATCAAGAACCGGGCCGAGCGCGTCAAGGCGCGTCGCATGATGGAGAAGGTAGGCGCAGCGAAGAAAGGTGACGGCAAGGATGTGGACCACATCCGCCCCCTGAAGAGTGGCGGAACGTCTACGCGAAGCAACCTGCGCATGCGCAGCAGGAGCGCCAATAGAAGCGACAAGAGTTGAACAACATCGGAGCAAGCATGGAAATAGTAGAAAACAAACTGCTGGTATTTAAAACCAGACACCCGCATCGCTACAGCCTGATCCCCAAGAGCAAGGCCATCCCGAGAGCTACCGGCGGCTACGACGTCGCCGTGTACTGGGGCCTGGACGAAGTCCGGGTGCTGCGGAACCTGGGCGTCAAGGACGTCCCCTCGCCCATCTACGGGCGCTACGACTGGCCGGGGCGATACACGCCCATGGCTCACCAGAAGGAGACCGCGTCCTTCCTCACGCTCAACCGGCGTGCGTTCGTGCTCAACGACCCCGGCACCGGCAAGACCATGGCCGCGCTGTGGGCGGCGGACTACCTGATGAAGCGCGGAGAGGTTCGGCGCTGCCTGATCCTGTGCCCGCTGTCGATCATGCACACGGCCTGGATGCAGGACATTGGCAACTCGATCATCCACAGGAGCGCGGTGGTCTGCCATCACTCGCAGGCGGCACGCCGCATCGAGCTGGTCCAGCAGGACTTCGAGTTCGTCATCTCGAACTACGAGGGGGTCGAGATCATCGCTGACGAGATCCGCAACGACGGCAGGTTCGACCTGATCATCGTTGACGAAGCGAACGCGTACAAGAACCCGCAGACCTCACGGTGGAAGAAGCTGGCCGCGATCATCCGGCCAGAGACGCACCTGTGGATGATGACGGGCACGCCCGCTGCGCAGTCTCCCCTGGACGCGTACGGTCTGGCCAAGCTCGTGAACCCGAAGAACGTGCCCGCGTTCTACACCGCATGGCGCGACATGGTCATGCAGAAGGTCACGATGTTCAAGTGGGCGCCCAAGCGCGACGCGCCTGACAAAGTCTTCAGCGCCCTGCAGCCCGCGATCCGCTACACCAAAGCCCAGTGCATGGACCTCCCGCCCGTTGTCACGGCCACACGCGAGGTGCCGCTGACACCGCAGCAGGCCAAGTACTACAACGCGCTCAAGACCGCGATGGTGGCGCAGGCCGCAGGCGAGACGATCACCGCAGTCAACGCAGCCGCTGCGCTCAACAAGCTGCTCCAGATCAGTTGCGGCGTGGCCTACACCGACAACCACGAGACGGTCGAGTTCGACGCCACGCCCCGGCTGAATGTGCTGCTGGAGGCCCTGGAGCAGACGGAGCGCAAGGTCATCGTGTTCGCGCTGTTCCGCGCAGCCATCTCTACTATCAACAACTTCCTCAACAAGCGCGGCTACGCTTGCGAGGAAATCCACGGCGGGGTCACGGCTGGCCAGCGGGCGGACATCATCAAGCGCTTCCAGACCATGCCAGAACCACGCGTGCTGGTCATGCAGCCCCAGGCCGCAGCGCACGGGATCACGCTGACAGCGGCGGACACGGTGGTCTTCTACGGCCCCCTGATGAGCGTCGAGCAGTACACCCAGGCCATCGCCCGGGCCGACCGCAAGGGGCAGGACTCGGACAAGGTGACCGTCATCCACATCCAGGGCTCGCCCGTGGAGCGCAAGATGTTCGCGGCCCTGGCAGGCAAGGTCGATGACGCCCGCCTGCTCGTGGACCTGTTCAACGAAGAACTCAAGGAAAGGGGGTTGCCAGACGCCAAAGGCCGTGTGTAAAATCTTTGACAAGCGGGCTAAGTGACCCGTGACACGAAAGGAGTAAGCATGGATCAGAACGAAGAAGCGGACGCCGTGCCGCTGGACAAGTTGGTTCGCATCTACATGAAGATGCGTGCGAAGCTGTCGGAACTCGACGCAGAAGTCGAGATCATCAAAGAGCAACAGCAGTTGATCAAGAACGAGATCAAGGACCGCATGCGTAGCGTCGGCGCCAAGTCGATGAAGACTGCACACGGTACGGTCTCGCTCACCGAGAAGACGCGCTACTACACCCAAGACTGGGACTCGTTCAAGCGCTTCGTCATCGAGAACGATGCTGTTGACCTGTTGGAGAAGCGCATCGCGCAGACCAACATGAAGTTGTTCTTGCAAGAGAACCCTGCAATGGTTCCCCCGGGATTGAACTCGGACACGGAACTCGACGTTTCCATCCGCAAAGCTGCGGCGTAAGGAGCTATTCACGTGAGCAATGTTGCACTTTTCTCCCCCTCCAATGTCCCTGCATTCGCCAAGAAGCAGGAACTGTCGGCACTGGCCAAGTCGCTCGCGGGCGGCGGCGCTGGTGGCGGCAAGCGCGTGTCCATCAAGGGCGGCGTGTTCCGTCTGCTGGTGGACGGCAAGGAGATCGCGGCCATCGAGGAGCGCTACCTCGACGTCGTGCTGGTGGACGCCGCACCCAAGATCGGGCGCACGTTCTACATGAAGCAGTACGACGGCGACACGCCGAGCGCCCCGGACTGCTGGAGCGCCGACGGCGAGAAGCCCGATGCGACCGCAGCGAACCCGCAAGCGTCGAACTGCGCAAGCTGCCCGCAGAACGCCAAGGGCTCGGGGCAAGGCGACAGCCGCGCCTGCCGGTTCAGCCAGCGTCTGGCTGTGGTGCTGGCCAACGACATCGAGGGCGACGTGCTGATGCTGCAGGCCCCTGCGGCGTCGATCTTCGGCAAGGCCGAGGGCGAGAACATGCCGCTCCAGGCATACGCCCGGTTCTTGGCCGCGCAGAGCGTGTCCCCCGAGACGGTGGTCACGCGGATGAAGTTCGACACCAAGGCCGAGTCGCCCAAGCTGTTCTTCAAGGCCATGCGCTGGCTCACCGAGGAGGAGTACGCCATCGCTGTGGAGAAGGGCCAAAGCCCCGAGGCCAAGCAGGCGATCACGATGACCGTGGCGCAGATGGACAAGGTGCCCGCGCCGATGACGCTGGAGGGCACGCCCCCCAAGGCTGCGATGAAGCCTGCACCGACCCCTGCACCGGCACCTGAGCCCGCGCCTGCTCCCGCTGCTGTCGATGATGGTGACGAGGCGCCGCCGCCTGCTCCGCGCCGTGGCCGTCCGCCCAAGGCGGTTGTGGAAGCCCGCAAGGCCGCAGAAGCCGCCGCAGAGGAGCCGCCCGAGCCGGTCGTCCAGCGCACGCCAGCCCCGCCCCGTCCCGCGATGCCGACGCAGCTTGCCAAGCTCGCGGAAGATTGGGATGATGAGTGAGTAACTGGGGGCGGCATTGCCGCCCCCTTCGCAATATGCCGTACTCAATCGACACCATCCACCGCATCAGGAAAGGACCGCGCAACCTGGGCAACACGCTCGGGCGCATCGCGGTCGATCTTGATTTCTCCGTTCAGCGTATCGCGAAGGCCACCAACGCTACGCGTCAGACCGTCTACAACTGGATGGCTGGTGGCGAAGTGATGGGCGCCTACCGCCCGGTCGTTGAGCGCTTGATCAATATACTGCAGCAAGCACAGACTGCAGACAAAGCATGGGAAGCAGCATGTCAGGAATTCAACCTTCGAGCTTGACACCTAGCGAGTTGGTGCGTTACGCGGAATTGGCCAACGTCAACGGCCTGCCAAAGCATTGGTGCCAGGAACTCATTGCCGTGCTCGACGCATACGTCACCAAGTACGGCGACGAAGCGGTAGCAAAGCGCCCAGAGCAAGCACCCCTTTTCTGAGGGGGCCGCTCTTCATGGAACCGCAAGAGTTTCTTGCGGCGGTATTGCCGCCGCCAGGGCACGGCTATTACTGCGCCGTCGCGCTGCCAAGCAGAGTACAGAAGTTCAGCGAAGACATCAGCTACGTCAATGCATACGCCCAACGCTGGGCAGAACAAGGCAAGGACGCGTACTTCGCGCTGGCTACATTCAGGGAGGAGGGCTCCCGCGAAGCGGTGAACGCCGCATTCATCAAGTCCGTGTTCATCGACATGGACGGCTACGCCTCCAAGAAGGAGGCGGCATCTGCACTGAGCGCTTTCCTTGAGCGCACCGGTCTCGACGCGTTCGGCACGCCGTGGGTGGTGGCCTCGGGCGGCGGGCTGCACTGTTACTGGGCGCTGGAGGCGCCGGTTGAGATTGCGCAGTGGAAGCCCGTGGGCGAAGCGCTGAAGCGCCTGTGCAAGCAGGAGTCTCTGGCCATCGACATGACCGTGCCTGCCGACGCAGCCCGCGTGCTGCGCGTCCCGGGGACACGGAACTTCAAGCCCAAGTACCCCGAGCCCCGGCCCGTCAAGCTGCTGGTCGAGGGCTGCACGGTGCCGTTCGAGGCGTTCTCGCAGCACATCTTCTCCCTGGTTGGCGAGCCCGAGCCCGCCATGCCAACCCTGTCCCTGCCGGGAACACGCCCCACGGCCACAGCGACAGGCGTGAAGCTCGTGGAGAACAGCGCCGTCCGGTTCAAGACCATCCTGATGCGCACCAAGGACGGCGACGGCTGCGCCCAGCTTGCGCACTACGTCAACAACGCCAAGGACGAGGGCATGGAGCCGCTGTGGCGCGGCTGGCTGTCCCAGGCCAAGTACTGTGCGGACGGTGATCGCGCCGCGAAATGGCTGAGCGACCTGCATCCCTACGATGCGCAGCGCATGCAGACCAAGCTGCGGGAGATCAAGGGGCCGTACCCCTGTCTCAAGTTCGACAGCGAGAACCCGGGCGTGTGCCAGAAGTGCCCGCACTTCGGCAAGATCACGAACCCCCTGGCGCTTGGCAGAGAGCTTGTGGCCGACAACGCGCCCAAGGAAATCGAGATCACGCCTGCGGACCCTGACGATCCAGAAGCGCCGCCCATCACGGTCGTGCGCCCCACGCCGCCCAAGGGGTACAGCTACGGCGCCAACGGCGGCGTGTACGTGGACAAGATGGTGGAGGAGGCCGACGGCACCAAGCGCAAGAAGCAGGTGCTCGTGCTGCCCTACGATCTGTTCGTCGTGGACCTGCTGAACAAGGAGGGCGAGCACACCGTCCACATGGTGGCCAACCGCCCCAACAAGGCCATCGACATCCTCATGCCGCAGCGCTACGCGGTCAGCAAGGACGAATGCGTCAAGGCCCTGGCGCAGCAGAACATCATCGCGGCGTTCGGCCCGGGCAACGACGTCAATCTCTACGAGTACATCCGGGCGTGCGTGGTGGACGCCAGCACATCCAAGCAGCCCATCATCGTGCCGCAACAGTACGGCTGGCAGGAGGACGGCTCGTTCGTCTACAGCGGGCGCGTGTTCCGCCCCGACGGCACCTCCCGCACGGTGCCCATGCCTGACCTAGCCAACCTGACCCGCAACACGCGGTCCCAGGGCACGCTGGAGGGCTGGCGCAAGCTGCCGCAGATGCTGATCAAGCGCAAGCTGTACGACCATCTGGCCATCGCCAGCATCGCCTTCGGCGCCCCGCTGATGCGCTTCACCCAGATGAGCGCGTTGACGTTTCATGCAGGCTCGACCGACTCGGGCACCGGCAAGTCGCTGGCCCTGTCCCTGCTGAACTCCGTGTGGGGGCATCCGATCAGGTATCGCACCGGCAAGTCCACCTCGCCTGTGACCATGCAGCAGCGCATGGGCAACCTCAACAGCCTGCCGTTCACGAGCGACGAGATCACGCACAAGTCGCGTCAGGACATGGAGTGGTTCCCGGGGTTCATCTTCGACGCGTCCGAGGGCCAGGGCAAGGAGAAGAGCGAGGTCCACCACAACCGCGAGCGCATCAACAACGTCTCGTGGTTCACGCTGCTGCTCCTGACCTCCAACACGCACATGCACGACTACATGTCGGGCGCGCGCAACCATACGTCGCAGGGCGAACTGCTGCGCATGCTGGAGTGGACGCCGGAAGTCAAGCTGGAGTGGTCCCCCGAGGAGGAAGACCTCCTGAAGTCGCTGAGCAACCACTACGGGGTCGCAGGCGAGCGCTACGTCAAGTGGCTCGTGCAAAACCAAGAGCTTGCACGGAGCATCACGCTCAAGGTCATCGCCAAGATCAAGGTGGACTGGCAGATGGGCGGGGACGAGCGCTTCTGGGCAGCCGGTTGTGGGTGCGTGATTGCCGGTGCGATCTTGGCGTCCAGCAAGTATGCGGACATCATTGACCTGCCGGTTGACGGCATCATTGACAGCCTGCACAAGATGGTGATCAAGGCCCGCAAGATCGTGAAGAGCGGCGCCCGCACCGCCGAGGATGTGCTGAACGCTTTCACCCGCGAGCACTTCGGCTCGTTCGTCGTCCTGCGCATGAGCAACGGGTCGCTGCTGGCGGCACTGGGTAACGGGCAGGAGATCGACCAGACCCTGACGCGCAGCAAGGTCATGGGGCGTGTGGAGCACGAGATAGCCAAGCGGGGCTACGTCGAGTACTGCATCGAGGAGCAGGTGCTCAAGGCGCACTGCGTGTCGATGTCGTTCGGCTACGAAGCGTTCAAGCGCAACATCCAGGGCATACGCGGCTACGTCGTGCAGTTCATCCGCAAGGACATGATGGCACGCACCCGAGGCCCGCAGATGCGCGTGCGGGCAATCAGCATCAGCCGCCCTATCGAGGACGACCCCCATGCGGAAGTGCTTTCCGTGGGACCGGCTTGAGCGGGGTCAGGGCTTCTTCGTCCCCGCCCTGGACCTAGAGGCTGTGCGAGAGGCGGGACTGCTGGCTGCAGTCCCGCTCCGCTTGAAAGACGCTCGTGCGATGTACGCTATCAGGCAGGGGCGGCTTGGGGTGTTCTTCTACCGGACATGGCCTGCACCGTCTTCGAGAGCGTGATCTTCGCCTGGATCGCCCGGTCAAGCTCCTCGCGCTTCCTCTCAGGTGACAGGTTGGACGCCCGCACCCTGCGCTCGTAGTCGGTGATCTCTCCCATCTGCTGCCTGAAGGCCCCGGCCACGGACGCCAGCGAAAGCTCGTCGGCCTTCTCCTTGGCGTACTGCGCGGCCTTCTCGGACTTGCCCTCCGAGACGAAGCGCTCGTAGGTCTCCTGCGCCTGACGGACCTTGTTCATGCGCTCGTAGACGAGGTCAACGATGCCGCTGGCGTCCTTGGGCTGGAACAAGGTGCCGATCAGCGGGAGGTCCGAGTAGCGCTTGGTGGCGGGCGCAGGCCCCTCGCCAGCACCGGCAAAGGGCGCGCTGAGCGCCGCGATGGCGGCCATGCCCATCTGACCCGTGTAGCCCCGGATCAGGAACTCCAGCTTGATGGGGGAGAAGCCCGTCATCTCGCCGACCGCCTTGGCAAGCTCCGTGGTGCTGGACTGCGTGCGATACCCCGGCTCCACGCTTTGTTCCCGGGCAGGTTCGATGTCGCGCCCGGTGTAGATCGATGAACCGAAGGCCACCTCCAGCGCAGGCTTGACGGCCTGCGGGATGAAGAAGTTCGACAGCCCGGGGACTATCTGCTGGCCGATGTGCTTGAGCGCTTTCTGTGCCTCTTCTGCACCCTTCTCGTTCACGGCGATGTTCACAATCGCCTCAGGCAGCGCCTTGAAGATGTAGCCAAGTTCAAACGGAATCGGCAGACGCAGCGGTTCCTTGATACCGAACATGTCAAGCGGCACGAACCAGTTGCCGTACTTGTCTTCAGGCTTGGCGTTCTTGTACGCCTCGTCGTCCTGCATGGCCAGGGCGTATGCGAAGCTCAGGCCGAACAACATCGCGCCCCGAACAAGGAGCTTCCTGCGCACATTCAAGCGCTCGTTCATCGGCATCTTGCCACGGAACGACCGGTACAGGACATCGAGGCCCTGGATCTGCGTGTTGAAGAAGGGGATCAACGCGCTGGCCATGTGGATGCTGGGCGACAGCCCACGCCTGCTGAAGTTCATCGACTCCAGCGCCATGTACGTGGCCTCCATCTCCGACAGACCTTGCTGCAGGTAGCTCTCGTACTGAGAGCGGCGGGTAAGCGCATCGGCCTGGGCGGCCTTGCTCTCCAGCCATGCCAGCCCGTTGTTGAAGCTGATCTTGCCCGCCTGCATGTCCTTGATCATCCGGGACATGTCCTCCGGCATGCCGGTGAAGACTTGACCACCCGTGATGCCGCGCTTCTCCAGAACGTCGGTCTTGCCGATCTGCTTGAGGGCGCTCAGCAGGGGGATCGTGTTTGCACCGCTGGCGATGGAGGCCCCGAGGGAGTCGCGGAACAACTGCCGAGCCATGTAGACCGGGCTGGCCACGATCAAGCGGCGCAAGAAACGTGCGGGCATGCCCATGACGCGGACCATGGTCGGGAACATCGTCGGGATGCCCGCCAGCCCCTTGACCAGCAGGTCGCTGCTGATGCCCAGCATCTCGGTGTCAACCACGCCGTAGTGCTCAACACCGTCCACCTTGAAGGTGACCGCGCCTTCCGGCGCTTTGCCGCCCTTGGTCTTGCCGATGGTGGCGAGGCCGACATCCCGGAACTCGAACATCAGGTTCCGCATGGCGAGGTTGTGCGTCGCCATGTCGATCAGCATCGAGGTGTTCTGGATGCTGCTGGTGATGAAGTCCATGACGGGCTCGTCACCACCAACAAGCTCCTGCAGATGCGGGCTGTCTTTCAAGTTGCCGATGCGAATGGGCGTCTCTTTGCCAATCAGCAGTTCAGCAACGCCGTCGCGCACGCGGTAGTAGGGGATGTAGTCGCTCTCCTGCAGCAGCTTGTTGGCAAGCTCCCTGCTTATGGCGCCTGTCTGCACGTTGAAGTTCAGCAGGTCGCGGTTGTACTGGTTGTAGATATCGCGCACCTCATTGAAGGCTTCGCGCAGCACCGGGTTGGCATCGATCTCGGCCTTGGCGGCTTTGATGTCTGCTGGCGACGGCATGGAGTCCAGGCGCTTCGACAGGCGGTCTTTGCGCTTGGTCAAGTTGGTCCGCTGCTCAGCGGACAGCTTCGGCGACTTGAGTTCGCCCTCGATGCGTGCGATCTCCGCGCTGGCCCAGGCGCGACCGAAGTTCAGCGTGTCGTAGCCCACGCGCTCGCCACGGATCGCCGCCATGTAGAGCGTCACGAGCTTGTTGGCCGCGTCGGCGCTGCCCGCTTCCTTGACCACATCCTTGCGCTTGAGGATGTCGAACGCCTGATTCAGGTTGGCGCCATCCTTGGCCTCGATCAAGAACTCCTTGGTGCCGTCACGACGCGTCTTCTCCACACGTTCAGGCACACCCACGGTAGCCGCCTGGGAGGTTAAGTGCATGCGCTGGTCGTGCATCCGCAGGTAGTACATCGCCTGCATCGCATCCTTGTCGCTGACACCCCCGCGCTTGAGCGCCTCTTCGGTCGGGAAGAGCTTGTCGATGTACTGCGTACGAAAGCCCATGCCGAGGAAGTTGTCGCGCAGCTTGTCAACGAAGCCCTTCTGCTCACCGACGAGGTTGCTTGCTACGCGGCTTGCGGTGGGGAGGTTGCGGGAGAAGAGGATCTCGCCTGCTTCCGCCGGCTGCGGAGCCGATGCGCTGGCCACCGCAGGCTGCATCTCCACCTTGGCTGCACCGTAGGCGGTGTTCACGAGGTCGCGCAGGCTGATGCCCTTGGGCTCCATGCCGAAGAACTTGCGCACAGCGGCCTCCATGCGCTGCACGATGCGGCCCAGCCACTGGCCCAGCGGGCTCTTGGTCTGTGGCGTGATCCCCGCGTTGACGGCTTCCTCGACGGCGTAGGCCAGCAGTTCATCGCGCTGCTGGCTCTCGGGGGTCTCAGCGGCCTCCACACGCGCCTGGGCGGCCCGCGCAACGCGGCCTTCAGCCGAGGTGGCCGGGGCCTTCTGCCAGCGCTCCACGGCGTTCACGAAGGCGTTGTACTGGGCGTCGCCCAGGAGGTTCTTCATCCCGATGTGGGCGCCGACCTCGTGCAGCAGGACGCTCAGCGCCTGCCCCTGGTTGATGTTCCCGGCGATCAGGAACGCCTTGTTGCCCGCACGGTCAACGAAGCCACGCGCGTCGTCAGGGATGCGCCCTTCGTACTGCGGGTTGGCCTTGACAAGCGCCTCGACCGAGTCGTAGATCTGCACCCGGCCCAGGTCCGGGAAGTGCGTCTTGAGTTCCGTGCGGACGCTGTCGGTAGTGGACGGGTTGGCGGTAGCGCCACGGGAGAAATTGATACGCTTACCGCCAACGTCGATAAATTCTTCTTGCTCAAAAACACCGCCGCTAGGTGTCGCAGCAAACCACGGGGCCGCTTGTGTAGTTTCTTTGGCGGTCTTTTCACGCCGCATACCTTCGGCAGCAGCCTCAAGCGCTTTACGATACCCCGTACGCAGCGGCCTTTGCCGTGCCAATCCCGCCCCGCTAATGACCGTAGCAGGGCCTTTCTTACGGGGTTTGGTTTCACCCAGCGCTTCAAGCTGTCCCTTAGCCAGCGTCAAGTCTTTGTTTAGCGTGTCGATGGTAGTTTGCAAACGTGCTTTGCTAGCAGGCGTGCGGGCACGCTTTTGCGCAGCTTCGGCACTCTCCACCTGTGCGGTCAGGTCGGTAACCTTCTGCTCCAGCTCTTCGCGCTCTTCATCACGCGCGGCCTTGGCCGCCGCCGTCTCTTGGCGGGATTGCTGCCGGCGTTCTTCGGCCTCAGCCCGCTTCTGTTCAGCAGTCTGCTCCGGCTCAATTGGCGTGACCTTGCCGGCTTCGCGACGAACACCCGGCAAGCCCAGGCCCTGCTGCGCTGCACGCATTCGCGCGGCTTCAGCAGCCTTCTCTTCCCCCTTGAGGTTCTGCAGCCGCGCCGTTTCCGCACGCCGCAGCGCGGTCTGCTGTTGCGCCAAAGCGCTAACTGTCTGCGGAGTCCTATCAGCTTCCAACGCTTTTTGCGCCTGATCCAACGCACCGCGCTCAAACGCTACCCACTTGTTGGCCTGCGCCAGCGGCAAGAACTCTGCGGCCTCCACTACCGAGTCGAACTGCGTGACGAGGTCGTCAGCCTGCTGCCGCAGTGCCGATAGACGGTCAAGAGTCTCCTTGTTCAACCCCTCGATGCCACCTGAACGAATGGCGTCAATTTCAGTCTTCAGCCCTTTGAGCTTGTCCTTCTGAATGATGCGACGGGCAGCGACAATACTGTCCTTGGCTTTCTTGACGGCGGATTGCCACGCACTTTGCAGAGCGTCTCGGCGCTCCTCAACACGCGCCTCAAGCGCCTGCTGGCGCTCGGTGTCGATGCGCTCAAGCTCGCGCTTGATGTCTTGCGTGAGCTTCTCGCCACGAGCAGCGGCAGCATCGGCACGCTGCTGCTTGGCTGCAGCCTTCGCACGCACGGCCTCAAAAGCTGCAGGTTTCTCACGGATGGTGCCCAAGGCTCCTCGCTCAGCTTTTGGCGCGAGCGCACGGCGCTCTTCAGCCGGAAACAACTCACGCTGACCCTCGCGCTCGCCTGCCACCTCGGCTTCGCCTGGGCGCATGGCCGCTGCACGAATCTCGTCACGCAAGGTAACCAGATCGCTGCGCTCAATGTTCTGCCCCCGCAGAATGCGAGAAGCGATGTTCTCTGCGGCGTCAAGAAAGCTGTTGGTAGCGTTGGAGATGAAGTCCTGCGCCCGTGTCAGCAGCATCTTCGCGATGCCCGGAACCTTGCGCGTCTGGAGCGCTTGGTCGATCAATCCGCTAACGTAGTCGCGCCTGCGGCGCAGAGCCCCCTCCAACGTCTTGGCGGTTTCACCGCTGGCCTCAGCAACCTTGGCGGCTTCGGTCTCAGGGAACTGCATCTTGAGCGTCGGCTCAACACGCCGGGGCGCACGCGGCACTTCCTTGAGATTGGCGGCAATCCCTTGCAGTTGCTCTTGCAACACGGCAGTAGCGGCACGATACGCGCCAAACCTACGCTCCTCCAACGGGCGCGGATCCGTGCTTTGTTCAAGCGCCTTCTTTTGCGCAGTCTTCAGCAGCCGGTCAAAGTCAACCGATGCTTTGCTCTGAATGGCCCTGCGGGTGTCTTCCGGCAGCTCAGTTTCGGCACCTTTAAGTTCGGCAGTGCCTTTGGCAATTTCCTCCATGCGCTGCCGCCCAAGCCGTTGCATTAGGGCAGTATTTATTTGCGCACGGATGAAGTCTTGCTTCATCGCCTGCACCCACGGTGCGCCGCTGAGGTCTTTGCCTGCCACCGCCTTCTCTGCCTGCATTTGCGCAAGCATCTGGTCTACCCAGTTTACAGCTTCGGCGGGCTGCGCCATGCTACGAGTGACCCACTCGTTGAACACGTCGCGCATCTGCTTGGCAGCCGTCTCCGCTTCTTCCTGAGTCAAGGCTTTTGCAAACAGTCTGCGTGTGGCAGCAGCTTCCTGCACCGCAGCCGTGATAAATGCATCACGCTGCTTATTGAGCTGGTTGATGAGCGTCTGCGGCGTAGATGAGGCAGTGCCGGCCTCGGGACCGCCCAAAGTGCGTCCGACACGCAGATCATCCGCCAACTGGGCGGCGTCCATCAGCGCTGCATCTTGTGCTTTGCGCAGCGCCAGCAGAGCCCGTCCCGGGCCTTTAGTTTGCTCCAGATTGTTCAGCGCTGTCTGTGCAGTTTCCCGCTCCTGGGATTTTTTGACTCCAAGTTCCTTGTTGCCCGCAGCAAAAGCAGTGTCGGCGTCTTTGGCGGCTTGCTCTCGCGCAGCAATCAACTCGTCCAGACGGCGTAGCAGCACATCGGGGTTTTGCATCGGCGTAATACCGGGAGCAACCGCTACCGTCGCGGGGCCGCTAGGGCGCAGCGTCTCAAAGTTGGGGCGCAGCAGTTCCTCAGCAGCCTGCGTTTCTGTCTCTTCGACAGAAGCCTTCCACATCGCCAACGGGTCTTTTTCTGCTGGCAGTTGCTGCGCTTTGAGGTCAGCTTGCCGCTGCTGCAGTTCTTTCTCCGTGGCCAAACGCGCCTGTTTGGCGCGATCCTCAAGCTGCAACTTCAGCCCATCGAGGATCGCGTCGCTCTCCTTCTTGGATACGCCGGGAATGGCCGTCTTGGTGTCAACCAAACGCTGTGCCACCACCGGATCCTGCATCAGATAGTCAGCGTAGTCCTTTGGTGTAGCCGCACCAAAAGTCTGTTCAGTAGCTAGCGCTGTACGTTCCTGTGCGTACGCGGCCAACTTAGAAGGTGCAGGCTGTTTAACGGCTTCAAGCGCCGCTTCCTCCATGCTGCTCGGTGCCGCAGTTGGCGTAACCTTCACTTCGGGAATGCCGAGTTGCTCAAGAAACGCGTCTTGCGGCGTAATTCCGGCGAGCCGCTGTTGCTCCTTCAGCGCAGCGACCTCTTTCTCGCGCGTGACGTACTCACGCGCTACTTCTGCCATCTCCTTCTTGGCAAACGCATCTCTTTCGCGCACCGCGTCACGGTATGCGATCATGGCCGCCGGATCAGCGCCTGTTGGCGGCTTCTTTGCCGCTGCTGCGTCAAGCTCCGCTTTCTTGGCCACTGCCGCCTTGTACCGCTTGTCAAGGTCAAGCAGGTACTCCGGCGACTGCTTCTTGGCCTCCTCGGCCTCACGCTCAGCCTTGCGCTTCTCGGCCTCCTGCGCACCCAACAACTCGCGGGCTTTGCCCTGCGCATCACTGCGCTCCAAGTAGCGCCCGGGGACGGCCAGCGTGCCGCCCAAGACGGCGCCGCCAATGAAGCTGTCGAAGTACTCGTCTCGGGCCTTGGGGTCGGTCAGGGACAGCCCTGCCTGCGCACGCTCCAGCACCTGCTGCGTAGCCTCTGTGAGGCCCTCCACGCCCATGGTCTTGCCGGTGGCAGCGGTGTAGTCGATGAGCGTCTTCTTGAGCGCCTGCTCCGCAATCTCCTTGGCCGTCTCCGGTGTGACCTTGATGCCCGCTTGGCCGAAGATGCGCCCGATGCCCGGGATCAACCGCAGGGCTGCGGTATCGAGCACCGCCATGGGCACCGCCGCCAGGGCGGCATACCCGAGGTCCGTGTCCGCGAGCTTCTTGCCCTCCTCCATCTGGCGCGAGAGGTTCGTCGCCGTGAACTGCGCCGCCGAGGTCAAGCCCGCTGCACCCAGCGCGGTGCCCGCCGCCAAGGTGCCGGTCAACGGAAGCGCGGCTGCTGCCGCCCCTGCCGCCAGGGGCGCCGCCATGTAGGGGATGGAGCCGCCAAGAAGCTCAAGACCCTTGGTCAGGCCCCACTCTTCGGTGGGCGCGAAGATCTCCCTGGAGCGTTTCTGCGCGGCGTCGAACTCGGCCTGTGCCGTGGCCTCGTCCTTGAGCCCCAGCTTGCCAAGAAGAGCGGAGATGCCGCCGCCAAGCTCCGTAGCGCCCGAACGCAGCGCAGGGAAGAAACCAGACTCAGGCTTGGCCGCAGGGGCGGCGGGCGCCGGAGGTTGCGCCGCTTGACTCTCCTCAAGCGCAGCTTCCTGATACGCCCGCAGCACCGTTGCGTAGTTCGGCGTGCCGCGCTTGTTCTGGTTGTTGCGCAGCCAGTTGGCGTAATCAGCAGAAGTTGCCATTGTCAGTTCCTACCAATAATTGCGTCGGCGGCTGCACGGGCGTTGGAGGCCCCCGCAGATCTTCCAGCGGTGCCAAGCGCTTCCAATTCAGGCGCGTACTGCAAACGGAGTTCTTTTTCGCGAGCCTTCATCAGCGCCAAAAGTGCCGCTTGATCTTCAGCCGAAATCAGCCCTTCAAGCCGTTTGCGATAGGCCTGCATGATCGGATCGTTGTTGAGCGCGGAAACCAAACGTGCCGTAGTAGCCTGTGCTGCAGCTTCCGAACGCGAAGGAACAGCAGACATGGCGGCATTTGCCGCCGTTTCTTTGGCCGTAGCTTCGCGCCCTTTGATCGCCAGTTCTGCCTTGTCGTTCTCGTACTTGTAGCGCAGCGCCGCGAGCTTCTCTGCAGACTCCCGTGCCGTCTTGAGGTCGTTTTCTTTCAAGGCCGCGTCGTACTTGGCACTTTCGATCTGCATCTGACGGTAGGTGTTGTTCAGTTGCCGCACCTTGTCAGCTTCGGTGGCACGGTACTGCGCAAGCTCCTTACGCGCCTTCTCTTCTTCGATGTCGATGGCAGCAATGCCTTTGGCAAGCGAGCCAAAAAACTGCCCCTTCTTGGGGTTGATGTAGCTTGCAAGCAGTGCCGGGCGCTCAGCGCTCTCAAAGAAAGGCTGATTCGCACGCGCCTCTCTGCGTGCAATTTCTTTGTCAGCCTCTCCCCGCATCTGCGTTGCGTCCTGCTGCACTTGCTGTGTGTACAGGTCTTGCAGATCCGCGACTCTTTTTCGCTGCGCAAGCAGTTCAGGAGGAACCGTAGGCGGTGTGTACGCCTGCGTCATCGCCGCAAAAGCCTGCGCAATCGGGTCGTTTGCCGCAGGCCGCTGTTCTCGGGCAGCAGGCGTGGGAGCCGGTGCAGGAGCCGGCGAAGGTGCAGGTGGGCGAGGAGCCGGTGCAGGAGCCGCCGGAGCCGGTGCAGGAGCCGCCGGAGCAGGTGCAGGAGCCGCCGGAGCAGGTGCCGGGACAGGCGGGCGCGCAGCAGAGGCAGGAGCAGGCGCGGCTTGTTGAGCACGCACGAGCTGCTCATACCGCCGCTTGATGTCGGCGGCTTCTCTGTCCCATTTTTCTGCAGCCGCACGGGCTTCCTGCGTGCCTGTTCGGGGGTGAAAAGTAGGGCGCGCACCCAACAGCGCTTCTACACCGCCAAAAACACCGCTTCGACGGTAGGCTTCGCGCAGTTGTTCGTCAGAAAAACGCGCGGTCGCCCCGCCCCCGCTAAGGGCCACAATGCCACCTGTGGCCATGCCACGAGCGGGGGCCATACCGGCGGTTTGTGCTGCACTGGCCAGTATCTGGTCATTCAACGACTGCGGTCCCTGCTGCTGGGACTGCTGCACAGCAAGCTGGCGTTGCACCGCTTGCTGTGCTTCCAGCTTTTTGCGCACTTCATCAATGTGCGCCAGCAACGGAATCGACGGATCCCGCTGCTGCATGGCGATAAGCGTAGGCAGATCTTGGATCTGCTTAAAGTTCTGCACTTTTGCTGAGGGCGTACCTACGGCTTGCTGCGGCGCGAACTGGAAGCCCTGCGCCTGTCCCGGCATAGATGTCTGCATTACAGCCTGCCTTTAGCCAAACAGCTTGTTGTACAGCGACAGCGTGGACAACCCGCCGACAACTCCGCTGCCAAAACCAGAGTCAGGTGGAGAATACGCAGGTGCTTGGATTGGCATGCCGCCAATCATGTTGCTCATGAAGCCGAGCTGCTTGTACGGCCAGTTCATGGACTCCGTCCAATCCTTGTACCCGATGTCCAGAGGCGCCTGCTCGATCCCACGCTGGATGGTGCCAGCCTTCATCTGCTCACCGATGGTCTCAAGGTCTTGCTTGGCGCCGAACTGCCGCGAGGCTTCGCCCAGACGTTGGCCTTCGAGCCCGAGGGTCGCCTCTCCGAGGCGCTGCTTCTGGGCCTGCTCGAACGCAGCCATGAGACCCTTGGCCTGGATGTCACCGATCTGGGTGCCCAGGTTGCGCTGGCGCTCAGCCTCCATGATGGCCTGCCTGCTGCCGCCGTAGGCCCCGGCCTGGGCAAGGCGAGCCTGCTCGGTGTTGCGGCTGATGTCAGCGGCCCTACGGGCTTCCCGAGCCTGGATGTCAACGACATTCTGCAGGTACGGGTTCATGTAGTCCTGAACGGACCCGACCGGACCAAGGCCCGTGTTGAACTGCCCGGGCGTGTAGGCGCCGAGGCTGCCCAGGCCGGTGAAGGCCTTTTGCTCCAGCGGGGAGTACCCTGCCTTGACCTGTCCCGTCGTGGGATCCGTGGTCTCAAAGGCGGTGCGCTGTCCGGTGTAGGGCGTGTAGCCTTCCTTCGCCAGCCCCCACGACCGGTTGAGCATGTCGGTGAGATAGCCCTCAAAGCCAGGAGCGACGGTGCCGCTCGGATCGATTTCACCCATCATGCGCTCCTTTCGAGTTGCCGCATCAGTGCGTAAAGAGCCTGTGCGCCGCCTGCGGCATCAACCTGAGCCTTGGGGACATACATCTCTCCGTTGGACACGCGGGCAGGAGTTTTGCCGGCGATTGTCGCAGGGATGTGGTCACTTGTACCAGTCCCCGGGCCACGGATCATTTGGGCTTCCGGAAGAAGCTGGCGGATACCGTGCGGGGTGCCGTTTTCTACCGCCTTGGCGGTCAGCACGAAGCCCCCGTCCTCCATAGGAAGCGGGTTCTGCTTGGTGCCTGTAAGCACGCCACCGGTAGCGTACGCGTGCATGAGCCCGCCGTCAGCCGCGTACTCCGTCATGGAGACGGGGCCGTACCTGCCTTGAACGACCTGCTTTTTGACCTTGGACGGGGACAGGTTCAAGCGCACCCCTCCCCGCCCCTGCTTGTCGCGGTCGAGGTAGCCCGCAAGCAAACCAGCAAGACCGAACAGGCCGCGCGGCGACATCAGCCCGCTGCCCATCGATGCAATGCTCTTGCTGAGCGTGTCCAAGAAGTTGTTGCTGCCGCTTCCGGGACGCCAACTGGGGTCGCCGTAGCTGGGGTCGAATACACTTTCTACTGCCTCTACGCGTGGCAAATTATCTTGTTCGTAATACTCTGGGTAGTAATCTGAATAGGCTTCGTTTGCCATATCACGCTCCAAACTGGTAGTCCATCAGGGGGCCGTAGCGTCCTGCAGTCATCTGTGAGGACCACTCGGGCTGCTTGGGTTCTTGCGCTGCCTGCTCTATCGCTGCCAGGACAGAATAGGCGTCTGCGTTGATACCTGCGTCGCCGTAGGTGTTGCCTGTGGGAGATGACCCCTGGGACGGTGCCGAAGACAGACCGAGGGCTGCGCCCAAACCACCAGCCTTCGACCCGCCTACAGCTTCTGACGCTGCCCTGTTGACTGCGGGGCCAAGCGTTGAGCTTGCCAGAGCACCGGCCAATGGGTTACCCGTGATGCCGCTTACGAGAGCGCCAAGCCCTGCTTGCGCACCGGAGCCTACGGCTTTGCCAAGATCGTTAGTGAAAATACCTTCGAGGATGCCGGAAGGAATCCCCGTCCTCGCACCGATCAATCCCGCAGCCAGTCCCGGCACGACTTCCTCAGCGCTCAGCCTGCCAGTCATCAGGCCGTGGATGTTTGCAATGCCCTTGCCAAGCGCGGACACCGTGCCGTAGCCAGGAACCAGACTGGCGAGCGCGGGAGCAGCGTAGTTGAGGACGTTGTGGACGTTCTGTGCGGCGAGGGCTTGCTCTACGTTTTGATTGAACCCCGGGACGCCCGTTTTTCCAAAACCCGCATCCTGCAACCCCGCCAACGTGCCGTAGCTGACCCCTGGCGAATGAAAGCCCCTACCTGTTGCAGCGCCCTCGCCAAGAGGCGTGCCCAACATGTCCGCAATTGCTTGCGCTACGTCTTGAGAGTATGGGCCGGCAGAAAGCCCAGATGCTCCGCTGGGGTCGTTGTAGTCCCCAAAGTTTTCGCCGCTAAGATCTGAGCCGCCAGGGCCTTGGTCACCGTACATCTCTACCTCACTGAGTCAAATTACCGGCTGATCTCTTCCCAGTCCATCGAGGCATGAACCTGATCTCCATTCGCCGCCGCTGTGCATATAAGCGAAAGCTCGTAGGGCGTGGCGGTGAACGGGTTCCGTTCAAGTTGGAAAGAGAACAAGGCCTCCTTCAAGATGTCAATGGTGCTGGACCCTTGATTTGATCCCTGAAAGTAGCCTGAAGCCAGGATGCGCCCGCCTGCTATTGCAGTGCCTGTGATGTTGTAGTCCACAGCCGAACTCGTCCCCGCACTCACCCATGTACCCCCAGTAGTCGTACCTGACGCCACCACGCGCCACTGATAGTTAGCGTTGTTGGTGATGCCCATGATGGACAGCGCGGTCAAGATGACAATGCCGTCCAAGCGGGTAGACTTGAGTCGAATTGAGATAACAGGGTACAAGGTGCCTGCGGTCGTCAGCGTTCTTGGTGTCAAAATATCTGTGCCGATAGCTTGCTGCAGCCCTCGAAGCTCGTAACCTCCTTCAGAGATCACGGTAGAGCAGACCTGCTTCATCGTGCTTGACGAAGAAGTGCCCGCCACGTTTTCAATCTCGTAGCGCAGGGGCAGAGAAGCGGTGGTGATGTACGTCGTTGTGATCAGGTTCGCGTGGTTGAAGTTGTGCGCCGGAACAAACACGCCGTCAATGATGAACCCCAAGCGGCAAGTGCCCAGACCCAGCCACTCTATGTCGATGTAAAGAATCTGTGCTTTTGACAGATCGAGCGTGATACCTGATGGACCCGTGCCATTAAGCGGATCTTGGTTCCAGTTCGCTTGTGCAACAAGAGTGTCCGTGGTTACGCCGGTTACAAAACTTCTCTCGACAAAATATACACTGCTGCCGTTTTGTTCAAGGTAGAGTCCGTTTGAAGCCCCAAAGTAGCCTACACGTTGGCGCAGGTTAGTTTTTGTTTGGGCCATCACAAACGTGGACATTACCAGCAGGCTTTTTCCAGGCTGGTAAGAGAAAACTTTCGTCGTCTCGCGGATGATCTTGCTGCCGCTTGCCGTATCGATTGTGAGATCCACAAGACCTTGGGCGGCATTGAACGCTACGGTGAAGGTTCCGGCGGCTGAAGTGTCGTTTACCCAAAGGTTGTTGTCCGAAAAACGGTGCGACGAATCAAACAGCGTCAGCGGGCTGCTGGTGCGCAGACGGCCAAACGCATCAACGTTGGTGCCGCCGATTGATACCGGAATAGGGTTTGCAGTGGTTGCCACGATTTGATTCAGCAGGTTGTCTAGCTGGTTGAAGTAGATCCGCAGAATGCTCAGTAGCTGGTTGAAGTAGTCCGGATCGTAGCCTCTTGTAGGGAACGGAAGCGCGGGGGCTTTGAACCGCTTGATGATCGTGCTGATGATGCTCACGATTTACGCCCGTCCGACCTAATGTCGATTCTCGGCACCCCAAGTTGCCATTGCACACCCAGTCCATCAGAAGCCACCTTGATAGCCATCTGGCGTGCCCGAACGCGAATGTTGACCTGCTCGGTGAAGCGCTCGACCGTAGTCGTGGCCGCCCTGGCGACGGGGAAGGAGTTGCTCCCCGCAACGGACATGTCAGACGCATCCGTGGCCACAGGGTCCACGCCGCGCGTGTAGCCAGAGCCCGAGTTCTGCAGGGTCAGGAGAGACAGCTCAACGCTGGGCTGCGCCGGGAGCGGCGTAGTAGACCCCGTGAATGTGATGTCCGGAAGCACGCGCCAGACGAAGCCAAAGTTGTAGCCGTCGTCGATGTCAAACTCTGAGGACGTGATGTAAGCCTCGAAGCCGACAGGCGTGGACGTGGAACCGTCATCACAGCCCGTCTCATGCACCAGAAGTCTGTTGTTGTAATCCGTTGCCATCGGTACATCCTGCACAACACTTGCGTCCACCCACGCGGTGCGGGCCATCGTGCCGTAGTACCAGATCTTCTCTGCGTAGTTGTAGACCACGTAGCGGTCTATGGTCGTGGACCCTGCAGAGCAGTAGAACCACCACACTTCGCTGAACTGCTCTACGGTAGACGCAAAAACCTGCAGCGGCTGGCCGTAGTTGAAGTCGTTGAAGATGTACTGGCGCAGGTCGCAGTTGAGCGTCTGCACGCGCCCGTCGAAGGCGTAGAACTTCTCGTAGCCCATCCAGTAGGTGACGCCTGCGGCGGTTGCCCAGGCGCGGTCACTGACGATGGAGACGTTGTCCGCGAGGATCTGTGAGCCCCACACGATGGGCGGGCCGAGGTACTGGAGCGAGTACAGCGACGTGTCTGTCCAGACCAGAATCTCCTGGCGCACTTGCGCGACCGCTTCGATGGCTGAACCGTGGGACAGGCGCAGGCTGCCTGCTTGGGTGGTGGCCGCAGGCGTCCAATTTGCCGCCGTCTCCTGATCCGACCACCGGATCAGCATAGGGTCCAGATCGGTTGAGCCGTAGTCCGTCGTGCCGAAGGCCAGAACGAAGCGTGAGGCGTCGGAGACGACGATGTAGTTCGCCTTGCTGGGCGTGTCGCTTGCCCCTGGGAGCGTCGAGATGTTGACCGCCCGTGTGCCCGTGCCAATCGTGGTCGCCGTCCAGTAGTAGATGCCCCCGCCCTTGGGGTTGATCAGCAGGTCGTTGCCGAAGTTGTAGGCGGTCCAAATGCCGATGTTCAAAGGGGTGAAGGGCGTCGAACTGCCACCCCACACGCCGCTGCCCCAGCCGCCGCTGCCCCAGCCCGTGCCCGAAGCAGGCGGGTACTGGATCGTGGACCCGACGTTGACCTGATAGGCGGCAACCACCGCAGCGCCCCCGCCCGAGCCGGCTGCGAGAGCGGCGGCATTCGGGATGACAGGAAGCTGGATGGTGTAACTGTTGACGTCAACAACTGTGACTTGGTACTCTTGGTTGAGCACAGCCGCAGTGATGTTGGTGCCCGCACCGCCGATATCCACCGCACCGCTGAAGGTGACAAAGTCTCCGGTAAAGCAGCCGTGCGCAGTGTCGGTCACCGTGCAGGTAAGGGACGCCGTCAACGCAAAAGGATTGTTGTTGATTGTGCTTGTGGCACGCAGCGGCGTGATGTCGTAATAGGCGCCGTACTGGATGTAGTACTTGAGGTTCGTGCCGACACCGACGTACTGCGTCCAAGGCCAGAGAGACCGACAGACACCCAGGAATTGATCGGGCAAGAGCTGCTGCCACCCGCCAATCTTCTCAGGCTGGCCTGAGCGAAAGCGCACCTTCTCGCAGAAGTACCATCCACGGTCTTCCGAGGCATAGCGGGTGTTCTCGCGGAACACCCCCGGACGAATGCGGACGGCCTTCAGCGGCATACGATTACCTCAGAAACAGCGCGCGCTCATCTCTGCGCCGCTTGACAAGACCCGGAAGTTCTTTGCCGCCAGCCTTGGTCCACTGCATGAACGCGTCTGCGGCTCCCTCGATGTCATCGCGGTTGGCCTTCATGCGGATCTGGCTGCGCTGCAGGTTGCCTAGACCGGCGTTGTACGCAAAAGAGACCAGAGCGTCGAAGCGCCCTTGATGACCAGCACAGCCGGGAACCAGACGAAGAACACCTCGTTCAAAAGCAGCGACGTCCACCGCGAATAGTCTCTCGATCTCTTCCTTGGACCAGACACGGTTGTGCTCCGGACGTAGCGGGTAGTTCATGCGGATGAACCCAGTGTAGCCCTCTTTGCGAACCATGGGCAGTTGGATCTGGTCCTGATACAGGACGTGCCCGTATCCGACGGTCCAGATGTGCGCAGGGCACAGGTAGGGCCGGGTTCTGTAGCCCTCATACCTGTGCATCAGCGCAGCGCCCTCGGGGCTGAGCTTCACTTCTTGCTCCACTGCCTGCTGCCGAACCAGAACCCAATGATCCCGCCCAGCATGGCCATTTCATCTTCGCTGAAGATGATCGCGGTAACGCGAATCAGGTCGTCAACCGACTGAATCAGACCCGGATGCTTCCAGACGTACAACGTCAAGGCCGCATTGATCAGCACCAACTCGATGATGAAAATATAGGTCACCGTCGGGCGCACCGTGCCGACGTAGTTGGCAACCCAGCGGCTGGCTTTCTCCAGCACCTTCTCGTCGTGCCTGAGCGCCGCCTCGGTCATCTGCGCCTCGGTCTGCATCGCAACCTGTTCGACGCGGATCTCCTCCATCTTGGCCTGGGAGGCGTACCCCTGGGCCGCAAGCTGGAGTTCACGCTCGGTCTGAAGCCGTGCCAGAGCGATCTCGTGCTTCTGGTCGCTCTTGTTCTGGAAGAACTCCAGCAGCTTGGGCAGGCCGCTGATCAGCAGACCACCGAGGGTAGAAAGCAGAGAGAGCATGTTTACCCCTTGGTGGAGATGACATCATCACCGCGCTGGACGGTGACCTTGTCGCCTTCGACGCTGACCTTCATGGACGCTTCCTGACGCTCAGGCTTGTCCAGGCGCCCGATCAACTCCTTGATGATCGTGATCTCGGGCTTCTCTTCCTTCTTGGTCTCGTTGACGATGCCGTTGACCATCTGGATCAGTGCCATCGTGGCGGTTGCCACCAGACCAATGACAGCAGGAAGCGCTTCGGTGTTCAGGAAAGCCGACGACACAACACCCACCAGCACCAGCAGGAAGATCCAGATGATGGCCGTCTTGCCGATGGCCTTGGCAGCGACTTCCTTGGCGGTGGCCTGAGCCTCCAGCCGTTTGAGTTCAACTGCGGCCTGGGCCTTCAGGGTGTTCAGGTCAATCGGTTCCATGATGGCTCCTTAGTTCATGGCTGTTGGGGCGCTGGCTTGGGGGGCTTGGGCGCGTTTGTGACACATGCCGTGCCATTCCAACTGAAACCGATCTGGCCTTGCCCTACAACGTCAGTAAGCACAAAGTCTTGTGCTGTTTCGTCGTAAAGCCAAAGTAGCGAAGAGGCTGTCGCTTGGACCAACGCAAAGTAACCTGAAGGAGGTGCCCACGTATCTTGATTACCGTCCCAAAGACATACGTTATCCACAGTGTTTGTGGCAATACTGATCAGCAGGTAGTTTTGGATCATGTCCTACCTCACCATTCAAAAATGACGATACCTGCGGCACCCGCCACACCTGACGAGGACGAGCCTGCTCCCCCCACCCTACCACCCCCGCCACCGCCAATAGCGTTACCGGCTACATGTGAATACACAGGAGTAGAGAATATCGAAAAACCCGCAATTGCAGAGGTTGTCCCAGAACTTCCAGACATGTTTAGGTCTCCGTTGGTAGCGGTGCCACCACTCCCCGGAGAACCTACACCAGAAACACCGCCACCGGCGCCTCCGTTAGCCGTTACAGTAGTAATACTTTGCGTACCACTTGCTATGCTACTGTTCCCGCCCGCTCCACCGGCAACGCCCGAACTACCGCTCGCAGTTCCGCCACTACCAACAGTAACGGAAATCGTATTCCCAGAAGTAAGGCTTGTAAGCCATTTGATTGCTGTAGCACCCCCTCCACCAGCCAATACCTCACCGTTAGTAGGCGCTCCGGCAGTACCGCCACCGCCCCCCACAAGCGTTACTTTTACCTTGGTGATACCAGAAGGTATGGTGAACGTGCCGTTAGAGGAAAAAACTTGTGTCGTTGGGCCAACATATCCCGCCGCAGGAGCCGTACTTTGCCAAGTAGTCCCGTTGGAAGTGAGGACGTTCCCCGCCGTACCCGGCGCTACCGTCTGAACAGCAGAGGTGTCGTTGCCCAGCAAGACGTTGTTCGCAGCCAGGGTAGCAGCGCCAGTACCCCCAGACGCCACAGGAAGCGTGGTCGTCCACGAAGGAATGCCCGCAGCGACCGTCAGGACAGCGTTGGTTGCGCCCACCGTCAGCTTGCTGATCGCCGTGGTGCTGGAGGCGTACAGCAGGTCTCCAACCGCGTAGCTGGACTGCCCAGTGCCGCCAGAGGTCGCGGGCAGCGCCGTACCAAGCGTCAGGGAGAATGCGTAGTTCACCGCCTCGTAGACCCCGGCGCTCGTCACACGCAAGAGCATGGACTTGCCGTTGGGCACCGCCACGCTGGCGCCCCCTGACGTCTCGACCGTGACCGTGCCGCCCGCGCTGTTCGTGACGGAGTACAGCTTGGCGATGCCGGAGACCGTGGCAGGGACACGCACCGTGGCCGTCTGTACGCTGGTCAGCGAGCCGGTGATGACCAGCGTCATGTTCCGGGCGTCGGAGGATGCGCCGTCTGCAATCGCAGGCAGCGTGGTGGTGCCCCCAGAAGTCACGGCCACATCGACCGAGCCCACCACCGCCTGATCCACAAGGTCCGTCAAGCGGTCGTTGACCGTGGTGCCCCAGCCTGCGTCGTTCAGCCCGGGCTTCGCCAGCTTCAGGCCCGTGGTGTAGGTATTCGCCATGATGGCCCTCAAGTTTGGATTTCAACCCAGCCCGGGGACTGGGTATCGTTGATCTCGACCCAGGTCGTGGACGGCGCGGTCACAACATTTTGCCAGTTCGGGGTCTGGCTGTCATCTATTGGATTCCAGAGGTAGCTGCCCGCCACAAGGTCCGTGATAGCTCCGGCGTCGCTGAACGAGACATTGAACGTGCCGCCCGCAGTAGGCGTATCCAGTGCCTGCGCGGCATCAAGGATGCTTACGTTGAACGTGGACGCAGCAACCGCGGGCGTATCCGCCCCTGTGGCAGTGTCAGAAAATACCACGCTGAACGCGGCAGCGGCTGAAGTTGCGTCTGCACCTGTGGCCGTATCAGAGAAGAATGCTCCGAACGAGGCCCTGGCAGAGATCGCATCGGCGCCGGTAACCGTGTCAGAGAAAGAAGCGCTAGTAGAAAGCGCTCCCGAGATAGCATCGGTGCCGGTAGCTGTGTCAGAAAAAGATACCCCTATCGAAGCGGAAGCGGCTACGGTATCTGCACCTGTAGCAGTATCAGAAAAAGTTGCACTAAAGACAAAGTTCGATGTGACAGCATCCGAGCCTGTGGCTGTATCACTCAACGAAACGTTGAATGTTCCAGATGCCGCGAATGCATCTATACCGGTAGCCGTCTCACTGTAAGCTGCGCCAAAAATTGATGCCGCGACAGAAACTGCGTCTGCGCCAGTTGCTGTGTCGCTGAAAGATGCGCTGTATACCGTGCCCCCCGCTGCTTCAAAGTACCAGCCCAGTGACCCGTTGTTGGTCGAGTTGGCGCCCGCGTACCACGTTGTGGTCAGCGAGTAGGCGCGGATACCCGTGATCGTCAGGTAGTCCGGCGTGGTCACCGTACCGGAGGTCAGGACCAGTGTTGCAGGCGAAGCGGCAGAAGACCCCCTCAGCGTCAAGACCCTACCAGCTTCACCAGCAGCGGTGAAACTACCAACCGTCTGCGTTGTGGCATTGAAGTTGATGGTGGTGGCACCCGTGGCTTTGTAGGTGTTAGTGATGTTGGCAAAAGTGTTGTTGCCGGTGATACCCAGTTCGCTTGCGCTACCTTGATCAAGCGTAATACCTGAGTAGTTAGCACCGCCACCGCCAAAAGTTTTACCGGCAGATCGCGTCATGCTTATGATACCCGTGCCCGTAACGGTGAGGTTAGTAGCCACGACGCCGAAAGAAAATATAGCGAGTGTCCACTTGCCTGAACCAAAAGCCATAGTTCTTGTATTTGAGCCAGACGTAGTAATGGTGGCACCTTCTCCAGAGAAAGTCACATTATATGTAGCGGCGTTAAATTCTCCAGTTAGAAGGTTCAACGCCCCAGAGGCATTACTGTTTGATGAGAAAGCGTCTTGCAACGTCACCGATCCCCCGGGAGTGTCTACCGTGAACGCCTGCGTAAACGTCTTCCCCGCGCTGGTGATTGTCTGACTACCACGCCCAGCAAAAGTCATCGCCCCCGTGCCCGTCAGCGTAGTGCCTGTACCATTGATCCAATTACCATAGATAGCTGGTGTCTGGCTTCCCGTCGCCAGCGTCATCGTATTCGTCGTCCTAGCCGACATGTCGATGGTGCCAATGTTGAGGTCTAGATTGATGGTAACCGTTGCCCCGCTGTTCAGCCCAGTGGCTTCAAAGATGCATGTATCTTGAGCAAGAGGAAAAAAGTCATTGCTGGGCGTACCACCAGATGAAGAGGCCCATCCATTTGATGTCCAGTTGCCGCCACCAGCGAGGTTCCAATACACCGTCTTTGCGGCAGCAAACGTAATACTACTGTTACCCTTGCAGTCTCCGACTCGCGCACCAGAAGCAGGAGCAGCGGCGCCTGCAATGGTGATATCTCGGAAATCCGCGTCAGCCATAGACACGGCGGCGCAGGTCAGCGTACGCGTGGTGCCAAGCGTGTCCGACCGCACAAAGGTTCGGCCCCGCATGCTGCTAAGGTTTACACCTGCTGGCAGCGTCAACGTGCCGTTTACGGTTTGACTAGCAGCCAGCACCAACTGTCGAAAGTTGGACGAAGAAACAGACGCAGTAGAAAGATTGTTGAAGGTGTTGGCTCCGTTAATTGTGGCCGTCCCCGTCCCAGTACCGGTGAAGGTGACGTTGTAGAACGTTTTGCCGTTGCCGGAGAAGGTTGGAGAAGTAGCGGAGCAGTTGACTTGGGACGTACTTGCTGTAACGGTCAAGTTGGCAGCGTTGGTTTCGGTCGTGCCAAAATTTATTGGTCCGCTTGCAGACAAAGCAACAGTTCCAGATCCAAGATCTAAAGTCCTAGAATGTGCGTTGTCGCTGGAAATAGAACTCGCCGTAAAATTGTACGTATCAAAATCAAACAACCCATTAATAATGGTTATTGTAGCATTTCCTATAGCAAGGGCGCTGCCTAGCGTCCATTCAGAACTGACACCGTTTACATCAATTGAGGACGCTAACGCAACTCCATTTGTCGTCAACACGTTGCCTGCGGTAGACCCAGAAAGCGTAATTACCCCCGTGTACGTTCTCGTCAGCCCTGTCGCAGGCAGCGTCACGTTGCCGTGAATACCGACAATAGTTGTGCTGCCTGCCAGCGTCACGTTGCCCACCAACGGGCCTGCAATGGTGAGAGACTTCATCCTGATGCCGCCAGTGACAGCGTTCACCGTGGCTGTGTAGGCTGTGGCGTTGGACAGGCTGTCGAAGACAACAGCATCATGGCTTCTCGGCACAGACGCGCCTGAGCCGCCACCAGACGACGTAGACCACCGCGCGGTGTCGCTCCAGTTGCCTGTGCCACCCACCCAGTAGCGCGTGCTGTCGGCAGGCTTGGCTGTGCGGTAGACAGGCGCTGCCGCCGTGCCTGTGCTGTTGGCACCGGCGTAGAACTCACCAGGGCTTGTGGCAGCAAAGCCAATCGAGCCCATCGCAAGGTAGTCAATGCTGTCTGTGCAGGCCCCAGCGAGGATGTGGGCAGTGCCTGTGCCGGTGAGGGTGACGACGTTGCCTGCTGTGCCCGTCACCGTCCATTTGCCGAAGGTCTGTGCCGTGCTGCCAAGGGCAATGGTATGGGCTACGGTTTTGGTGGAGGCAAGTTCTGTGAATTGGTTGTTTCCGGTGATGGTGAGAGTGGATGTGCCGGTGATGCCGCCGATGGTGAGTTTGTTGTAGGAAAGACCGCCGCCTTGAAATGTCCGAGCAGCGGTGCTGGTGTCTGACAAAACGATGTCGGCGGTGCCTTTGTAAAAGTTTAAGTTGGTTACTGTTGGAATTCCCCAAACGGTTCCTGTACCGGAAATGGTCCAAGTTCCAGAACCCATTTTAAGGGTTCGGCTTATTGAACCTTGAGAATCAAAAAGACCAACGGTAACACCGTAAGCCACAGCATCAAAAGTGCCGCTTACCACACCAAAAAACCGAGTTGCACCGATTATAAAAGCATCAGCAAGCTGGACAATGCCTGTAACGGCGTCAACCGTGATAGGACATCCAAACGTCACGCCATTGCTGGTGATCGTCTGCGTGCCGCGCTTGGCAAACGTGATCGTACCCGCTGTACTAGACGACGTCACTCCTGTGCCAAACTTCCAGTCGCCGTAGACAAAAGGAGTGTTGCTTCCGGTGGAGAGCGTCATCGCGCTAGTACGCGCAGACGCATCAAACGTGCCAATGTTCCAAGCCTGATCTATCGTCACCGTCCCTGCGCTGCCCGTGTTGTCAAACACAGCCGTGTCCTGCGCCAGCGGGAAGTTGTTGATGTCGGGCGTACCGCCAGAAGACGGAGCCCAGGCCGTAGCAGACCAGTTCTGCGTGCCTGCGAGGTTCCAGTACACCGTCTTGGGCGAAGGGAAGGTGATGCCGCTGTTGCCGCCACAGTCGCCTGCACGGGTCGGAGAAGAGCCTGCTGCGGTGCCTGCAATGGTGATGTCGCGGAAGTCGCAGTCTGTGGCCGAAAGCGTGCCTACGGTGAGTGTTGCAGCAACGCCCCGATTGTCTGAGCGAACAAAGATGCGTCGGACAGGCGAAGCACCCGCTACAGTGAGAGTGCCGTTTATCTTGTCGTTGGCTACATCGTTAAAAAGAATAACGCTGGTGCCTGTGCCGAACGGGGGCGTTATGGTTATATTGTTGAACGTGCTTCCGCCAATAGGGCTCAAAATACTTGCAGTTGAGATTGCGGTACTTGTTAGTGAAACGTTGTAGAACGTCATCCCGCCCGGAGTCAACGCCGCTGCAGAAGAAGAACAGTTTATCTGCGACGTACCTGCATTGAATGTAAGATTTATAGACTGTGTAAACACCACAGGAGACGAGCCGCTCAACGTTACCGTACTCGACCCCAGCGTTATCGTCCTGATGTTAGCGTTTGTCGATGAAATCGCAGCGGCAGTGACGTTGTAGTTCTTGGTGTCAAAGGCGCCGCTGGTGACCGTGAGGGTGTTGGAGCCAATGTCCAACGCATCGGCAAGTTCGACAGAATTCCCATAGGCATCAACGATCAGAGGTTGAGTAAACGTTTTACCCGCACTGGTGATTGTCTGCGTTTGTCTGCCGGTAAATGTAAGGGCGCCTGTACCAGAAATCGTCGTACCGGAACCGTTTGCCCAGTTCCCGTATATAAGCGGTGTTGTTGATCCTGTGGCGAAGGTCATCGCGTTTGTTCGCGTTGACATGCTCACCGTGCCTATATAGTTGAAAGCGCTATCAAGCGTCACCGTAGCCGACGTATTCAGCCCCGTGTTCTCGATGACCGCCGTGTCCTGGGCCAACGGGAAGTTGTCCGTGCTGACCGCGCCGCCAGAGCTTGCAGCCCAGTTGTTGCCGCTCCAGTTCCCGCCAGCGGCTTGGTTCCAGTAGACGGTCTTTGGCGTGCTGAAGGTGATGCCTCTGCAGCCTCTCAAGTCTCCAACACGAGTACCGCTGATGGGCGCGGCTGTGCCAATGACGTAGAGGTCTCGGAAGTCTGCGTCTGTCAGGCTTGGTGTGGCATTGACGGTGAGGGTTTGGGCGATGCCGTAGGTGCTTGAACGAAACCAGACTCTGCGGTTGCCTGCGGTGCCTGTGGTGGAGAGGGTGCCGTTGATGGTTTGTCTTCCCCAAAACAGCACCGCAGTCACGCCTACCGCAGAACGCGCAGTTACAGAAAGGTTGTTAAAGGTATTTATTCCTTCAATTTCAATACTTGATGAAGTTGTCGAAGTAAACGCTACATTATAAAACGTCACTCCCGACGTAAACGGAGTTGCCCCCGAAAAAATGGGACTTGTTGCGGTGCAACTTATTGAAGATGTGCCCGCGTTAAATGTCAAGTTTGTATTGATTGCAAAATTTACTGCTGGAGTGCTACTTAGCGTTACAGTAGATGACCCAAGATTGATAGTTCTAGTATTACTGTTAGTGGATCTCAGATTAGGAGATGTGACATTGTAGTTTGCGGTGGTAAAAGTTCCGCTAGTGATCTGGAGGTCGTTGGCGGCAATAGTAAGCGCATCCCCCAGCGTCACCGTTCCGCCCGGTGCGGCTATGGTTAAACCCTGTAAACTTTTTCCTGCGGTTGTTAGCGTTCCTGTGGCATTGATGGTAAAGATGTTGGTGTAGGTAAACCCCATCCCCGCCACAAGAGTGACGCTGCCAGACACGGTGATGGCTGCGCTACCCGCCAACGTCCCTGTAAACCCTGTGCAGTTGATGGACTTGGCGCCGGTGTTGCCGGTAGAGATGGTGCAGGTGCCGGTGGACAGATTCGTGAAGAAAACGTCGTCAGCACTGGTAGGAACACTTGCTCCTCCAGCACCACCAGACGTAGTGGCCCACTTGGTCCCGGCAGTGCCGTCCCAGTTTGCTGTGCCGCCGACCCAGTACCTGTCCGCCATGATTACGCCTTCACGTAACGAACGCCGTCGATCTCGATGTACTCAGGCTCAGGCTCCGGTGCGGGCGGTGCTGTCACCACAGCGATCCAGTTGTCGCGCCGCTGCTCCTTCATCACCTCAATCTCAGCCTCTGTGAAGCCGTGATCGTCAGGCAGATGGAGAGCATCAGCAAACTTGCCGTGAGGGGTCTCGAATTGGAAGTCGATCTTCATACTACATCCTTAAAGATCCTGCCGTGAACCACGTTCATTACAGTTTTCTTGGAAACCTTTAGCTCATTTGCAAGCATCTGTAGCGTTTTAACGGGGTAGCTGCTCCTGATAAACCTGACAGATTCTGTGTTCAGCTTGGAGTTTGGCCGTTCCGGTATTGGCATGGTGACGGCTTCCTTTTCCGTCATCCCATTTTTGATGCGGTTCAGGATTGCAGAAGGACTACATCCAAGCAGCTTCGCCCACTGCGCCATAGCCAAGGTTTGCCCGTTGGCCGTGATCATCCTGTTGTTGCGCTTGTTCCGCGCCTGCTCTTCTCTGGTGGCCCAGCGGCAGTTTTCCGGCGAGTATGGTCCGTCGTTGTTTACTCGCTCTAGGGTGCCGCCCTCTGGGGGCGGACCCATGTCTCTCAGGAAGTTCTGAAAGCCTTCCGCGCCGTGCCAGCGCGGATCAACGCAGATGCCTCGACCACCGTAATTTTTAAACGATGCTTGGTTCGGCAAAGAACACCGATTGTGCATGCTGCGCCAGACACCAAGGATCTTGTTTTGTTTCATCTTGATACACCCCTTGTTGGTAAAGGGTGTATCTTATCGCGTTACGCTGCATCGAGGGAAAAAGTATACGATACGTTCAGCGTGTCACCGTTTGCCACCGTTCGATCACCGGGAGCAGAAAAGTCCGCTGCCGAGAACAGCGTCCCCGTTGTACCACCCTTGGTGTTGTTGGAGGTCAAAAAAGCCCCGCCAACAGTAGTAGACCCGTTGATATTGAACGCCGCAGGAGAAGCGCTATTTGTGATCACCGAGGGGTCCGCCGTGGTAGCCGTACCGAAGGTACACGTCGGACGCGTAGCGTTGCTGTAGGCCGTGACTTCCGTCCAGCCAATGTGGCTAGCCATCGTGTCGCCCGCAGCGGGGTTGTTGCTGGAAGCCGCCCCGTACAGCCCGATATACCACGTCGTGATCTGCGTGGCAGCAGAGAAGTACACCGCGTTCATGGACTGCAACCCCTGGTTCACCACGAGGTTGTGGGACTCCGCTTCCCACTTCAGATTGCCATCCTTGTCGATGCACTGGATCTTGAAGACGCCGCCAGCCTTAGACTTGTTCAGCATGATGATTTCCTATGCGAAGCGCAACAGCGCAGATGCGGCTGTTGCCGCTGGAAGTTGAATGGTGAATGTACCGGAGGCTGTCTTGTCAGCACCAAAATCCAGCACAGCAATGGCACGGTTGGCCTTAGACGAGTTGTAGATCAAACCGCCACGGCAGGTGAAAGACGCGTTGGCAAATACAGGGTTGTTGAACGTCACGTAGGCAGTGGTGCCAGACAGAAGGACTTGGACGTTGGTAAGCGTCACACCACCCGCCACATAACCCGTACCAGAAGCCTGCCCCGGAGTTGAGACGCTGTACGCTGTAGTGGCCTGACTCAGGTCTGCCGACGCCGTGTAAAGCGCCAGCTTGATCGTATCCGCAGAAAGGTTGTGGATGCCTTGCCAAGACTCCTGTTTGAACGAGGAGCACATTCCCTGGAGGATTGCCATGTCACTTCACCGGGTTTCTGACCTGACCGCTGCGGTAGGCATCTTGACGGTTCTTGCCGTCGCCCAGGTTCTTCAGCAGCAGGATCGAATCGTTGAATTGGGTGGTGTACAACTGAACGATGTCCTGCTCAGCCTTCATGAACCGAGCGGCTTCCACCATGACCGCGTTAAACAACGCGCTGTCAAAGTTGTCGCCCAGCCACGTAGTGCCCGCCGTGACGATGCTCTGCGGGTAGTAGAAGTAGTGCAGTTCTGCGGTAAGCCCTGCTGACGGCGTCGGACCCAGGATGAACGTCAACTCAGTTGGCAGGTTGTACACCGGGCCAAACAACGCGTAGTACCGGGGTACACCTTGCGTCGTAGGGTTTGGATACGACTCTCTGATGAAGTTCACATCCTTGTTCAGGAGGTATGTGTAATCCCCACCAGCAGTGGGGAACACCGCCAAACTGAAGACCGACAAGAAGTCTCCGGGCGTGGTCAGGTATTGATTGCCTTGACTCAGCGTGCCCGTGACGTTCTTGCGTAGCGCTGGAAGCTGTACCGTGTTGTAGATCTTCTGCTCCGCCAGATCCGTCATCGTGGCGAAGTCAGCCGCCGAGAACGTGTTCTCGGTGTAATCTTCAACAGCGGCCTTCAGTTCGGTGTAGTTCACGCCATCGGTCCCCGAGCCATGAAGCCCTTGGTCTGCGCCTTGCCGCCACGAACCTTGATACCCGAGGTCTTGGCCGGGGACGTCGGAGCAGAGGCGATGTTGCCCACCACCATGCGCGGCATGGGCGCGTCAGCGTTCACGACCGGAGTCGGAACCGGCTTGGCCTTCAGCATGTCACTTCCCCTTGCGCCCGACCGGGCCTTGGTTCGCCACGCGGGCCATGTTGCGACCCATCTTCTGGGACATCTTGGTGGTCACACCACCCTTGGCGAGCTTGGTCTTGGGCTTGCCCGGGTGCAGCGCGGCCTCGTGCTTGTGGACTGCTTCCTTGGGGGTCATGTTCACTCCTTGGTTGGATCGAATGATATCGTCAGATCAGTAATTGGGGAAGGGCGCTGTCGGCGGCGTGAAGTTTCCGCTGTAGCGGGCGACACCCACCGTGATACGGACCTCGTCTATGTTGCCGTTAAACGAAGTAGTTGAAGGGGCGGACACTTGCGCCATAGTGACCATTGGTTTATTTGTCTGACTGGCGACTTCCGTACCGTTAATATAGAGCCGCATAGCAGACGTAGACGGATCATTGACAACCGCAACAAAAACCCACTGACTTACTGTAATTGGATACGAACTTGTAGATAGATTAGCGCCTGTTATTGGCCGCAGCAAAAAGTCAGCAGTGGTGACGCCGTCGTAAAAACCCAAAGAAAATTGACTGGCACTTGAGCTATTCCACCGAATGTTTGGCGTAGCGGCTGCGCTATACACCCACAACTCGGCTGTCCACGGATCCGTAACTGCGGCAGTTATAAACCCTTTGGTTGGGTAGTCTGTTTGCAGATAGTCGCCGCTACCGTCTGTGAGAAGACTTCCTGTACCAAACTTAAAGTTCGCCGTATCTACCTGCGCGTTACCAAACGCGGTCATCGTGTAGCCTATGGGAGAGTTGTCCACAAAAGTAGTAGACCCACTGGTTCCGTCCATGTGCAACAGCAGTCGCACATACGCATAGTACGGATCTCCTCCAGGCGGTGGGACGTAGGGCGTGTTGACGAACCCTGCAAACTGACCAACTTCACCCACGCCGACCAAGGTGTTTGGCGTGAGCACAGCGTCAAAGTCCCTGGCGCCACCGATAGGGTTCCATCCCCACTGGATGACCAACATGCCCTCGCCAGGAAAGCCCTCTTGCAAGGGGCCGGTGCCCGACACCGTGTCAGTTTGGAGGCCGTTCGTTCCGGACTGATACCACGTATTTGTGTCCGGGCGGGGGTCACGGAGGGCCTGGGGGTCCGAAATTTCATACATACCTAACTGTAGTTGCGGATGGTCCCTTGACCAACACTGGGGGCATGCACGAATTTGTGTTTGCTTTGTTTTTACAACCTCGTTTTTTAGTTTCTTTAACGGAAATCGAAAATTGCAATAATCACAAAAACCAAATGCTTTAGTGCCATTGGCAAACCTGTTAGCCATGCGTCACCTCAAACTTTTTGTGTTTGCGCACGTTTTCAACGCCGCGCATTACTTGCAAATTTGAAGGCACATGAAGCCCAGAAACTAACGCTCCTTGTAGCGGAATAATATGATCCACATGCCACGGTTCGCCGTTGTGGCGCGTAAGCATTGCTGCTATAGAATAGATGCATCTAATCTTTAGCTTATCGTAAGCAGTTAGCCATTTTGGAGTGCGCTGCAATTTGGCCGCTTTTCTTTTAGCCACCGCAGCATTAATCACGTCTCTGTTGCGTTGCGCATACGCTTTCTTTGCCGACTTAATTTGGTCTGGCTTTTCTGCTCGTTTTTGCGCTGCTCGCTGTTTGTTGGCAAGTCGCACTGCTTCTATATTACGTTCGCGCCATTTTGCAGTACGCGCCCGCTGCTCTATTACAAGCGCCTCGCCTTTATTCTCTTTGTATTTTTTATCATACTCAGCCATTTTTTCTTTATTAGCCGCTTTCCATGCCCTACGGTATGCGTTTAGTTCTTCGCGGCGAGCTTCTGCATACGCTTTTGCGTATGCTTTACGCGCTTCTGGATCTTTGTGAGGCATGATCAGCTAATGAACATCTGCCGGGGTACGAACCGTACCGCAGCCTTCTCACGGTCTTCGCTCGATGCACGGTCCCAGTCTTCGTCGTACTGAGCCTTCAGAATCTGGAGCCGTTCCATGCCGCCCGGGAGCTTCATTGCGAGGTAGTACGCCAGACCGGAGACCAAGCAGGGGATGAAGCGGAAGGGGATGTCCTGCGTGGCTTCACCGCCAGCACCTGCATCTTGGATGCGCCGCAGATACCAGTAGACGAACTGGTAGACGCCCGTCTGATCAGGCGTGGGCCACACGGTGATGCTGGGCGCTGCCGTTGCGCCCGGGGAGTAGCTGCTCGCCGCCGGGTACGTCGCGTTGGAGTTCCGGTTGACCAGCACCTGAATCGGACGCGCCTGCTGCAGCTTGTTCGGGATGGACGAGTACGTGCTGACACTGATGCGCGTGATGGTCAGATCGACCTGGGTCGAGACGTTGCCCGCACCGGTGCGGATGACATGCTCAAGGAGGTCGACGGTGTCAGACGGGAGCGTGTAGGTGTTCGTGCCCTGCACCAAGGGGATCATGCCCTGGTTGAAGGTCCACATATTGACGCCACGGTTCGCCCAGTCTGCGAACAGCAGGTTCAGGGACCGCCGCGCAGTGCGCAGGTCGTAGCCCGTGCGAAGCTCTGCCCCGCAGCGTTCAAACGCCTCCTCGACCGCATCGTTGAGATCGAGGTTGAAGGTGGTGGTCCCTGATGTGGTCATCTAAATCTCGCTGTCTTCGATGCCACCTTTGGCGGTTGCTTCACAAACTGCTTGCCCGCAGCCTTTCCCTGACGCTTTGCCCGGGTCGTGGCCGCGTACTCAGCGGGAGACAGAGCGTTGATTGCAGCCTCGGGCAGATACCGCTCCCCGGTGTCGGAAGAGCGCTTCCCTGACTTGGTCCGCCATTTCTGAGCGGTCCAGTCCTTCAGAGACTGCTGCGGGGCCTTAGTCACGATACCCGCCGCCCTTGGACTTGTACTGCTTCGCCAGAAGCTGCGCCTTGCGGGCACTCCACTGGCCTGCCGCCGTGCCTTGCGTAGCCTGCCCCTTGATCTTCTCGAAGAGGCTCTTGCGCATCCCAGGCTTGGTGTAGTTGCCCGCCTCGTTCACGCGGCTCTCCCCGCCCTTGGCGTATACCTTGGGCTTCTTGAGTTCCGGGCGGATGCAGCCCATGCCGCGTGAGGCCTTCATACGTACTTCGTCTTCTTGGTGCGAGTCTCGCACCCGGTGCCCCGGCCCCGGGACGGGGCCTTGACCTTGCCGCCCTTCTTGAACGCAGGGATGTCTTCGGCTTCGCGCATCAAGGGATTGCGTGCGGCAGGCGCTGCACGCCCTGCCCCCATACGTCCAGCAAGCGCACGAAGGCCCACGTTGGCGCCTGCGCCACCAAGCAAACTGAGCGCAGCCATCGTGCGGTTCTTGGCTTCGTCTCGCTCTTCCTCAGGACTCTTCGTTCCTGGCAAACGCCGAAACCGTTCCGCAGCATCCTCTGCTGCAGGTGTGGCAGATTCTTTCGTTCCAAGAAGCGAGCGCAGCGACATGGGCGCTGGCGCCACATTCGCTCCCTGCACACCTCGCGCCGCAGGACTGGCCGCAGAAGGCCCACGCCCCTTGTCTGCGTTCAACAGATCCCGAAGCGTCTTGTCAGCACCGAACTTCTGACGAAAGTCCGCGAGCTCTTCTGCACTGACCAGCGCTTTGCCGTCCACCTTGGGGCGGTCGGCCATAGGACCGGACCACTTTTTGCGTGCCCGGGGAGTAGCTGCGTACGACTCGACAGCCCCGCGATTGCGAGACTGCAGCCGATTCAAAGCAGTCCTGGTCTCATCGTCGTAGCCCGAGTTCATCGCCATATCACACCATCTTGCCGCGCGTGTGGCCCTTGCTGACGCAGCCATCTGCGCGGGTGACTCCGCCCTTGGCGTACTTCTTGGTCATGCCGCCCATCGCCTTCTTGACCGGAGGCTTCGGCGGGTAGTCCTTCTTGGTCTGGGCTTCCGCCTTGCGCTCAGCGGCCTTGCGCTGCGCAGGGGACAGGGACGACGCCATATCGATGTCAATCGGAGGCGGACCCATTTCCTTGGTGTACATAGCCATGTGTGTTCTCCTCAGCAGGCTTTGCCGCCGTATGCCATCTTCTTCGCCGCGCCACCCTTGGCGAACGGCTTGCCCTTGGGCGTGCCCTTGGCTTCCGCCTTCTCGTGCTTGATCATGGCCTTGGGCGCACCCTTAGCCTTCATGAAGGCGAGTTCCTTCTTGACCATCTTGGGGGATTCTTTCACGGAGCCTCCTTCGGCCTTATGGGCTTCGAACTTCAGGCCAACGGCCTGGGGGATGCCCACCTTCTTGGCGAAGCCTGGGCTGTGCGCGACGGCCCGCATGAGCCGCTCTTGCTTGGGAGAACTATACGGCATGGGGCTTGCTTCGTAGATTGTCGATCTTCGACTCAATCCTGTCAAAGCGTTCGATCAACTCTTTCATGTCCTGCCGGAACTCTGAGCGGGTGATGTGATCCCGGGCCACTTCCTCTCGCGTTCTGTTGAGCAGAATGCTGATACGGTCGAGTTCTTTGAACTTTGATGCCATGAAGAAGCCGACAATCGCTAAAAGAACCGTAAGGATGGCGTTCCATACCGCAACAAGATCCATACGTCACCACTCAGCAGTTCCACGCCCGCAGGCTCTTGTTGATACGGGAATTCGGATCTTTTGCCGTCTTTTCTGACGTCAGCTTTGCCTTCATCCCTTTCATGCGGGCGCAAAACGAGTCACGACGGGGACCACCTTCCGGTTGCGGCGCTTTCAATCCGGGCTTTCCGGGGTTGGCTTTGTTGTAGCTGGCGCGGCCTTTGGCGTTGAGTCCGCCGGACTCAGACTTGCCCTCTTTGCGTTGCCATGCAGGGGTCTTAGCCATGTTGACCTCAGTCCGTCAGACCCGCAGAGACAGGTTCCTGTGCCGCTTTGATTTGCGCTTCGCCCTGTTGCTTCAGCCGCATCCAGAGGTCAACGGTGGCCTCCAGCGGCAGCTTGCCCAGGCCCGCCATGATTAGGTTGACGTCGTTGACGGACAGGTCGGTCAGGGTGATCTTGATGTCGTTCATGTCAGGCTTGGGTAGTTGCCCACGGCAGCGGGGGCATGATGACCGGAGGGTTGATCTGGTTGTCGATCTGCTGCGCCACAGCGGCTTCAGTGGCGGCCTTGTTCACGCCCGAGCCCCAGCACCAGGACAGCACCTGCTCCTGCGTCAGGTCGGCGTAGGGCGTGAAAGAGCCGTCAGCCTCAGCGGCTTGGGTGAAAGAGCAGGTTGAGTACACCGTGCCGGTGTAGGCTCCGTCAGTGCCCGTGCAGCGCCAGCCGCATTCGATGACGTACTCCGGCGGGGTTGCGGTGGTGGGGGTGGTGCGAAGCCATTCGATGGTCCAGGTGATGTTCATGGTGTGGTCCTTTCAGTGTCAGGGGCCGGCGTCGCGCCATGCGCCACCGGAGTAAAAGTAAAGCTTGTTGTTCGTGGTGTCGACCACGATGGGGACGCGGCCCGTGTAGGCCGTTGGCGTTCCGGTGGGGGTTCCTGCGCAACCGGGGACGTAGAGAAAGCCGTCAGTTGCGTTGGTTGCAATAGCTGCGGTGCCGATCACCATGCCGCCAGCGGCGGGGATGCGGGCGCGTTCAGTGTCGTTGGTGCCAAATACCAGCGCCCTTGCACCGGTAGAGCCAATTGCAAAATCTGTCGCGCCGGCACCTGCAGCCACACCAGCGCCATTGCCAACATAGCCCAGCGTCGTGGAGTTGTATTTCCAGCCCGTGTATGAACTTGCCGCACTCTCAGAGCCAAAAATTGCAGCCAGCCCAGCAGTAACGACTACGTCAAGTTTTGCATCAGGCGAACTCGTCCCAATCCCCAGCCCGGTGCTGGTGAGGCGCATTTGTTCGGCGGCTTGCACATAAAACACTATCGGAGTGCCAGCAAGCCCCAAATGTGTTTCAGAACCCGCGTCGTTTATCCCGGCAATAGCATTGCTTCCATATCCCGCAATGCCATTAACAAGAACTCTAAAGTTTGTGCCGTTTCTTACATCCAGCTTTCCAAAGCCGGTAGTCGAACCGCCGACCCCCAAATTCGTCCCATCAAACGTCAACCCACTCCCGCTAGTCACCACCTTGCTGCCGTTGAGGTAGAGCACGCCGTTGGCGGTGCCCGAAGGCACCGTGCCGGTCAGAAGTGCTGCTGCCGTCGTTTGCTTCGTTGTCGCGCCCTGGACAATAGGGACAAGCTCCGTACCCGCCAAAGGCGTGGTAGCTACGGGCAACTGGGAGATTTTGAGATCAGCCATTGTTGGCCTCCAAACCGATCTTTGAACCGTCTTCTTGCAAGAGGAAACTACCATCCTCGATCAGCAAAAATGAATACGGGGGCGCGTAAGCCCCCGCTCTGTAGGTCCACGCAGGTAGTGTAAACCCGTAAGAGAAGGCCATTAAAACACTCGCACAAGGTTTGTTGCCGTAGTGCCAGTTGTCCAAACACGACGCACTTGCACCGGAATAACCGCCCCCGGCGGGACCCCTAGAAACGTGACCTCAGTGCCCTGAGCCGTGGTTACCTTCACCGCTCCCGTAGTGCCAAAAGCTCCTACGTAAATAATAGAGATTTCAGGCAGGTCTTGCGTATCACTGGTCGTGACAGCAGCCGCATCCCCGGGGAACATGGGGAAAGTGGGGGAGTAATGAGTCTTGGCCATGCGCGGCTCCTACAAGAAGGGGGCCGAAGCCCCCTTCATCAGTTCTGGAAGGTGGTCGGTGCTTGAGCGCCGTCGTCCGCACGTTGGATGTATTCCACCGTCACCACTACAGCACCAGCAGTGGGGTTACCGCCCGCCGCAGTGAACGTACCAGTCACCACCACATCAGTTGTACCAATGTTGTTGGTAGCCGAAGATACCAGCGCGGCGTCCAACGTGGCCCGAGCAGTCTGCGCCGTGGTCAAACCGATGTCAATCGTGGTCTGATACGCATTGGCAGTGCCGCTATTACCAAAGGTCGTGTTCACCGCACTGACCGACCCGCCAGAAATGGCCGTCGTCTTCTCAACCGTGAAACGCAAGATCTTGGAACCTGCCGGGAGAGTGAACAGGTTTTGCGCCGTGGGCGACCCGGTCATCACAGAGGAGGCAACGTTGGCTGATTGCGTCAGAACCGGCAGACCGGTGTTCGTGCCAGCACCGTAGCGTTGCGTGCCCGAGCGGAGCGGACCAGAGAAAGTCGAGAAGCTCATGGTTTTTCCTCAATCTGCACCCGCCGTCCTTGAGGGAGGTCTGCCGAGTCAGTCGGCGGGCTGTGATGGTTCTCGGGCGCCCGTTCGGGCTATGCCCGAGCCTAGCATATTGGAGAGCAAAAGAAAAGGCCCGCCGAAGCGGGCCTTGGACACGCACCTGGGTATCAGGCGCCGGGGGAACCGAAGGCACCCAGCGGGTCGCTGACGCCGAAGCTGTAACGCTCACGGGCCTTGTAGCGGCTGTTGCCGGTGTCGAAGTCGGCGTCCATGCTGGTTGCCAGGGGCACCCGCACGAAGTGCTTCAGACCATTCGGAACGTCCGTCGTCAGGAACCACGCGTTGGTGTCCGTCAACCAGTGGTTGATGGTGTAGCCTTCGGGGACGCTGCCGTTGTTCTTCAGGGCGTTGATGTCGTTGTCGGTGGTGCCAACACGGAGGTTGGTCTCCAACAGACGCGTAGCAACGAACTGGAGCGCCGGGGGCACGATCAGCTTGCGGGGCTTGGCGGCGATGAGCAGACCACGCTCGTCCGTCCAACCAGCGATCTGGATCACAGCCGCTTCGAGGGACGTTTCGTTCAGGTCCGCACCCGTCGCGGGACGGTTGCTGTTGACGCCACCAGACACCAGCGGGTGCGCGGTGCTGAACAGAGGCTGACCGTCGCCGTAGGTCACGGCGCTGGCGAAACCGTTGTTCAGGATGGCGGCGGCCTTGACCTGCTTGGTGTACGCCATTGCCCGGGCGAGGGCCTTGGTGTACCGCCCCGACAGACTGTCGTACAAGTTGTCTTCCATCGCCTCTTCGGTGATGGAGAAACCCATAGCGATGGTCTCGTGGTTGTAACGAGCGGTCCAGGCTTCCTGCGCGTTGTCGTAGGAGACGGCTTGGCCTTCGTTCTTCACCGGAGCGGCGCTGAAGCCGGAGAGCTTGGTCTCCTCTTCAAACGAGCGGTCGGAGGTCTCCGTTTCGTAGATCTCCTTGTGCTCTTCGCCGTAGCGCTTGTACTCCAGACCGAACAGGGCGTTGAGACCGGGGAGCAGTTCCTTGAGAAGCTGGGCACGAGAAATTGCCATGATGGATGCTCCTTATCAGGCGATCTGGGTGGCGTTGTAGTACGAGTGGTAGCCGAAGTTCATCTTGACGAGAACCTCAGAGTACCCGACGAAAGCCACCGGCGATCCGCTGGCAGCGGTGACACTGGCGGACACCGTCACAGCCGTCGAACTGGTAACCGCCGTCACGTAGGTGTACAGACCTTGAGCGCCGCCCGCCGTGGCCGCAGGGATGATGACCTGCATGCCCGGGAACACGCCCGTGGTAGACCCCACCGTCAGCGACGTAGACGACGCACCGGCAGTCAGCGCCGTGGTCACCGTGCTGGCGGTATCCGGCACCAGTTGAACGATGCGGAACGGCGCCGTGGTGCTGTTGTCCTTGCGGACGTTGCCCGTGCCGTTGCTTGCACCCGGGGTGTTGCCCGTGACGCCCGCCAGCGAGTTGCCCGTGGCCGTCGAACCGCCGTTGCCCGTAACGAAGTAGGCGTTGGTGCCCACGAACGCTTGCGACATGAAGCCGATGGTCGTGCCCGTGTTGGCGTTGGTTGCGCCGGTCTGGGTCAGGACAGCGGCCTTGAAGATCGCGTCGGGATCATCCAGCACGTAGGCCACGGCGTCTTGCGCCACCGTACCCGCAGGCCAGTACTGCTGACGGATCTTGCCGAAGATCGGACCCGAGGGCGGGCTGTATTCGCAGCCCAGGAAGACACCGACGGTGCCGGGAACCGCCGCCTGAGCCGCCTGCGAAGTGCTGGGGACCGTGGTGGAGGTGACGATTGCCGAACCGGCCACACCAGAAGCGGCGGTGGTGCCGGTGGCAAGTTGGACGAGGTCGCCGTTGAAGATCGACGTGTTGTAGCCCGACGTAATCGGCACCATGCGCGTCGAACCAGCGAAAACCTGACCACCGATCAGATTGACCGGCTCAAGGCCGTAGGGCCGATCAATAGTGGGGTAAGCCATTTATGACTCCTGAATCATTGACCGCGTCCGAACGACACTTCGGAACGACGCTGCTTGAACAGCGGCATCCGGGGGTCATTCTCGCGCATGAAGGTGTTGTCCACAGACTCCATCTGCCCCGTCGCCTGACCGGTGTAGAAGGCATTCCGTTGATCAACGAGTTCTTTGGGGGTTCGGCAAAGAACCAGACCGCCGACTTCCAGCGTACCGGGGATGCGCGATTTCTCGTCGCACAGGTGCTGGAGTTCAGGATGGTCCGAGACCTTGACAGGCTCCCAGCCTTCGCGGAACTTGGAGGAAATGTTCCTCGGGTCGGCGGAGCCCAAGGTGCTGACGCGAATCCAACGGTACACGTACCCAGGCGCAGGCGTCGGGTCCGGTAGCAGTTCAGCGGGCTTCCATGTCTGGAGCCGCTCTGTCTTGGCGCGAGATTCCGCTTCGCGGGGGGTTCGTTGGTCAGCCATTGTCTTTCCTCATCTGGTCCGCTACGGCCCGGGCGTACTGCTCAGCAGTGAGCCCGAGACGCTTTGCAAGATTGACCTGGGTCTGCGTCAGCACGATCTTTTTGGGCGCTGTGCTGCGCGTTGCAGGAGCTACGACGCTTGCAGTCTTGGCAGGCTTTGCGGAGGGGAACGCTTCCGGAAAAACCTTGCGCACTTCTGCGTTGATACGCGCGTAGTAGTCGTCGCTGGCGGTATCTACCCCGCTTTCGACCAACTCCTGATGCACTGCGAGTGCAAAACCGGTCATCCGCTTGTTCGACCCAAACCACGGATTGGCTTCTTGCCACGCACGGGCTTTGGGTTCGACCTGCGGCGTCGGTGGCGTTTGTACCGCATTTTGTTGCGGTTGTACAGGGGCTGCAGGCGGTTTGAAAGAATTCAGCCGCTCGCTCTTGTTGACTGCCTTGGCCAGTTCCTCCTGCGCAGCAACAATGCCGTCGGTATCAAAAGCCTCGTGCGCCTCCTTGAGCTTCTGCTTGGCGGCGGTCACTTCGGCAGATGCCGTTTGCTTGGCCTGCTCCAACAGCGCTTGCTGCCCTTGGCCCAGGGTGCCCTGCAGCTTCTTGTTCTCCTCCATGAGATTCTGAGCGAGCCGCAGGGCCTCCTCACGCTCCCGCAGTGCCGACTCTTTGGCCCTGCGCTCTTCGTGGTAGCCCTTGGAGAAGTGCTGGATACGCTGCTTGACGCCCTCGCTGTACTTGGCCAGCTCGTCGTCGGTGACATCTGCCGGAGCCTCCTTCATCGGAGCGCGGCCACGATCCGCCTCGGGGGTATCGTCCACCACCTCGACCTCGGTGGCGTTGTCCTCGATCTCGAAATCGACCTTCTCTTCCTTGGTGTTCACCTGGACTTCGTCCGGGAACTTGAACTCTTCCTTGTCCATGTTCATGCCCTCTGTACGCCGCGCGGGTCTTGAATGACCGCTTCGACGCTGTCGTCGTTGATGATGCGGAACTCCCGCCCGTGAATCTTCAGCCGCGTGCCGCTGTTGGGACGGACGAGAATGAAGTCGCCCACCTTGCAGGAGGGGCCGGAGGGGAAGCGGATCGGATCCTTGTAGCAGTCCGGACCCATCTTCACGACGAACAGCACGGGCGACAGCACTTCTTCAAAGTGCATCGTTTGTCCCGCTTTCAGCAGGCCGCTTTCGTACGACTGTTCAGCCTCCGGGAGCATGCACAGGAGGTGGTAAGTCGCCGGATCAGGCATTTGTCTTGCCTTCTCTTCAGCGGTTTCGGGGAGGACGGTCTCGTTTTGACCGTCCGATAGGACAAGCTCAGACATCTTCGGAAAACTCCAAGTTTCGCACGAGGTCGGTGATGATTGCATGTGCGTGTGAAAGACCCCGGATTTCTCCGCACATGTTTTGATATTCGGCAAAGTCTTTTGCCGAACCTCCCGCAAGAGCCTGCGTAATAACATCACGCCGCTCTGACAGTTCTTTCAAGACTACGTCAAACGCAGTAGTCGCCATACATTACTCCTTGGGTGCCGACGGGCGACGCGGCTGCTGTGCTGCCCGTTGCGCTTGCTGCGCCGCCTTCAGCATGCCTGCCTGGGCCTGCTGACGCATCCTCTGCTGGTGGGCCTGCTCCTTGTGCGTCAGCTCCTGCTGCGCCCGTGCGGCCTGCAACTGTGGGGACTCACCCTGGTTCTTTTGCGCTTCGAGCGCGAGGCGGGCTTGCTCAAGCTGCAGCTTGGCCTTGCCAAGCTCGAAGTCCCGCTGGCTGTCGGCGTCCTTGCGGTTGCTGTCGCGCTCCTTCAACTGCAGCTCCATCTGCTGCATCTGGAGCACCGGGTCCATGGCCTGCTGTTGAGCCTGCTGCTGTGCCGCCATCGCTTGGTTCTGCACCATGGTGCGCTGGGCGGCAGCGGCGATGAGGGGCGCGATGGCCTTCTCGTCCTCGGGGGCCACCGGGGTGTCGCCTGCCTCGTCGAGCGGGGGCAGGGGCACGCCAAGCTGCATCTCGATCTGTGCTCGGTACGCGAACGCGGTGTGCTCTGCGATGTGCGCCATGAGCGAGGCCATCATCTGCTGCGCCATCGGGTTCTGGCCCAGGACGGCGGCGATCTTCGGATCCTGCATGAACGCTTGGTGCGTGGCGATGTGTGCCTCATGGTCCTGATACGCGAAGGCCTTCAGGGGGCGCATGCGCAGGACGTCCATGTTCTCCGTGACGGGGTCACGGGGCTTCTGGTCCTCGGGCGTGGCCACGAGCCGCTCGGCGTTCTTGATCCCCAGCACCTCCAGCATCTGCCGGTGGAGGTAGGGCAGGTCGTAGATCTGCGGGGCGCCTTGCGCGAGCTGCAGCGCCGCTTGGTACTGCATGATCCGCTGGGCCATCGTGGCCGCGTTCGGATCGCTGACGGGGATGACCTCGACGACGTCGTAGTCCGCCTGCTTGGCTCGCCGGTTGCCGCCCTCGGGCGTGTACGGATAGTCGGCTGGCAGGTAGTCCTTGATGATGCGCTTGAGGAGCTTGAACTCGCGCTTCAGGCTGTCGTGGACCCGGGCCTGGACGGCTGACATTGTCTTGAGCTGGCGCTCCAGGATGGCAAGGGTCGTGCCCACGGGCGCCTGGGCGGACATGTCGCTGATCTTCAGATCTGCGATAGCTGCGAGCCTGCGGCCCTCCTCCGTGATGCGCTCCAGCAGCGCGGCCAGCACCTGCGACGGCTCCTTGTAGGGCAGCGGCATGATGTTGTCGCGCACAGCCCCTGCCGGGATGTCCACATCCCGCCATTCACCCGGAGCGATGGGCGTGTCGTCGCCCTTGATGCGCAGACCTCGGGCCTTGAGCCCCCCGGGCAGGTTGCTCAGCGTGCCTGCGTCCACCAGTTGCCGGATGATGCTCGTGCCTGCCCGCGCGTAGCCGCCGACGAGGTGGATGAACCCGAGGCCGTAGGCCCCGAACCCGGGGACGTACGTGTACTGCACGAAGTGCTGGCGCTTCATGCGCAGTGCGTCGTCCTCTTCCCAGTTGCGCCGGATGGCCAGGACGTTGTTCGTACCGCGCTCGATGGTCACCACGTACGGCAGGGCCACGCCGTCTTCGTCCTCGTCCCCGGGCATCTCCCAGTCGATGTGGACCTCAAGGATCTGATACCGGTCGTCCTCCGTGAGGGAGAACCCCTGGTCCTCGGCCTTCTTCTTCTCGATGTCGGAGTGGAAGCGCACCGGTTCGCCCAGGTCGATGTCGCGGTAGAACCCCGCGACCTGCAAGCGCTTGAGGTCGTTCTTGGTCTTGCGCATGACGTGCGTCACGCGCTCAGCGGTGTACACGTTGGCCGCGCCGTAGGGAATGATCAGGTCTTCCGCAGGCACGTAGGGCGCGTCGGGCAGCTCCGTGGCGGGGTTCGGATACACCTTCTTGAACGCAGCGCCGATCAGGCCCAGGCTGAACAGCAGGCGCTCGTGCTCCGGGCGGTAGTCGATCATGCGCTCGGTGAGCGTGTAGTTCATGTCCTCCCTGACGCGCTCTGCGGCCTCCTCCTTGGGCTTGGTGATCTCGCCCACGATCTTGGTCTTCACCGGCCCCTGGGCCGGGAACGTCTCGGTGATCATCTCTGACTGGAACCTGACAGCGGCCTCGGTCAGGAGGGGGCTGTACACGCCGCAGGCGCCCGACCAAGGCTCCGTGCGCTCCTCGTACTTCATCCCCAAGACCTCCAGCCCCTTGACGTACATCTCGACCCAGTCCTTGCGGCTGGTGATGTCCGCGTCCACCAGGGCCACGATGTCGCTGGCCAGCGTCTGCAGAGCGCTCTCGTCCATGGACTCCGCGAGGTTGTCACCGAACTCCTGCGGGCCTTCGCTCCCGGGCTCCAGGGTGATCTCCAGGCCGTCTACGCCGACCGTGACGCTGTCGGGGTTCTCGACCTCAATCTCGATGCCGCCCATTTCTTGGACGTCAGCTTCCAGCCCCACAGGGGCGGCATACAGCGCCTTGTCGATATTCGTTGCCATGATGTGTCCTTAGTAATACGCCGCCCTGCGGCTGCTGCGGAACTCGCGCGGCTCTTCAGGCTCGTCTGACGGCAGGCGGATGAAGCCGCCCTGGCGCACGCGCATGAGCGCCTGCGTGCAAGTATCGACGTAGTCGTCGTGTTCACCAGCGGGGAAGGCTGCGACCTCCTCGATGACCTCGCGTGCCCAGCGTGTGTCTGGCGCCCACACGCGCCCGGATGCGAACATGTCCGAGACCGCGTTCAACCGCACGACCTTGTCGTTAGACTGGTTGGCCTTGCCACGTGAGGGGCTGAACTCGCTGAGCGGTATGCCCAACGCACGCAGCTCCTGAATGAGCGGTGCGCCAGCGGCCTTCTTCTCGATCAGGCACGCGTCAGGCTCCCACTCACTGTAGTACTCAATCGCGCGTTTCTTCAGGTCAGGGAACGCCCAGCGCCCCTTGATGGCGTCGAGCAGGATGATATGCGCGTTGTCGTTGTCCTCCTCGTTGAACCACACACCCCACGTTGTGCAGGCGCTGTAGTCAGCGGAGGTCTTCGTCTCGTGCGCAGTGTCCCACGACTGGATGATGTACTCGCACTTCGGCGGCTTCTCAGGCTCCCAGATACGCCAAGACTCGCGTTTGATGACCGCCGCGACCTCAGAGGTGGGGTTCTGTATGTACTGCGCCTGCCAGAAGCGCGGGTCCATGCCCGCACGTTTGGCTTGCAACTCGGCAAGCGGCCACTGCTCAGGCCACAAACTCTTCTCTTCAGGCGTGTGCTCGTTGAGGATGGCAGGAAGCTCGACAATCTCCCACTTGTCAGCATCAGGATTCTTGATCTGATGCTTGATGAGCATGCCTGTCAGGTCAATCTCGCTCCACCTCGTCATGATGACGATGATCGCACCCCCTGGCATCAAGCGCTGGAGTGGACCGGTCTGAAACCAGTTCCACGCCGCATCAAAAGGCGTGCGTGTGCCCGCCTTGATGTCCTGTTCTGAGTGCGGATCGTCAATGACGAACAAGTCCGCGCCCCGGCCTGCGATGCTGCCACCTACACCGACCGCGTAGTACTGCCCACCCTCGGTCGTAGACCACTTTCCTGCCGCTTTTTGGTCCTCAGAAACCGCCGTTTTGGGAAAAATGGGCGTGTAGACGTCTGTTGCGATGAGGTTTTTGATCCGACGCCCGTAGTCCTCTGAAAGAGACGCAGTATGCGTTCCCATGATGACCTTTTTGTGCGGAAACTTGCCCAAAAAGTAGGCGGGAAACAGGTACGACGAGAACTCCGATTTGCCCATACGGGGCGCGATGTTAATAATTACGCGATGTTTGCGCCCGTTGACGATGTCGTCGAAGATTTTGCTCAGTACGCGGTGGTGGGCGCCTTCTTTGAACCCCGGATAGACGCTATGCGCGAAGCCAACCACTGAATTTTGTGCGGCTTGCAGGCGGCTGCGCCTTTCCTTCTCTTCAAGAAGGTCAAAAAGCTCCATTTTTTCCTTGACGGACATGCGAGGAAGCGCTGCCGTGATGGCCTGTGCCTCTTGCGGGGTCAAGAAATCAGGTAGCTTCATGCTTGCGGCAACAAAACTGCGTCTGAGACGGGCTGCGCGTCAACAACACCCATGAAGCGTGACAGCTTCTCCTTGATCTTGTCATCAAGTTCGGTGTCGGTGACGTTTGTCTTCTTGACCTCGACCCTGTCGGTAAAGAGCGCCACTTCAGTTACGCGTCCCAGTAGCTCCAATGCGCGCAGACGTATGCGTGCATCAGGGTGCTTGGTCTCTTCGACGATCTTGGCGACCGCGTAGCCACGGATCTCCTTGGCCTGCTCGACAAACTCCCAGTCGTAGGCGGTCAGCATCCCTGTCAGGTGCTGCACCGCAGCCGGGGTCTTCAGCGCCAGCAGGCGCTCCTTCTGGGCTTTCTCTGGCGTATCGGGCGCAACGACTGCAGCGAACGCACTCTGAGCCATTGCCGCAGCGTTCTGGGCCTCGGTAGAGGCTGCCGTGGGTGCCCCCAGGCTGGCCAGCCAGTCGGCGGTGCCGTGCTGCGCGTTGATGACCTGAACAGGCGTGGCTTTGTCCACATCCAACACGGCACTGGGCGTGTGGGTCACTACCTCGGGTTCGAAGTCCAGTAGGTGTTCAAGCATGTTTGTGCGCAAGGCGCAGAGAAACGGCGCCTGATGAGCGCGGAGTGTATACTTAGGTGGCTTGCTGCTGCAAGCATGCTTGTCTCCTTTCGCCGGGATGTCCCGGCTTGACCCGGGCTGGTGCCCGGGTTTTTTTATTTGTGCATGTAAAGGATTTGACAAAACATATTTATTTTTTGTAGTAAAGGATTTGACAAAATACCTTTGTATTTTGCAATTTTTGGTTGTGAAAAATTAAATGCGCTGCGGCGGCAGTTTGTAAAAAATGCGTAGTGTGGTTGTGGATCAGTGTTCATATAACCACGCTACCTCGCTGCACAGTTTGGGGCTCCCCGGGTAGGGTGGGTCTGCTGCCAGCCAATTACCGATGCCCAGATACCCTTGTGGTAAAATAGACGTGTCGGTTGGGGATTCGCCCATCGACGTTTCGCTGCAGTCGCAGCATCGTGAAGTAGGACACGTTGTCCTAGTTGGAGTAGCAACATGAAGACGCAACAATTCAAGGCCGCCCTCGCTCGTTTCGTGAAGAAGCAGGGTGATATCGTCGCAACGCTGCGGCAGGATGCCGTGGATGCGGGTTTCACCACCTGGGAAGCATGCAAGCCCGTGGTGCTGGCCTTCATCAGTGAGAAGTACGGATGCCCCATCGTGACCAGCACGTCCAACAACAACCGTGGGCAGGAAGTGCTGGACAGCACGCACTCGAAGTACGAGGCAGCGCTGCAAGCGTTCAAACGCGTGAAGGAGTCGCTGTGCGGCGATGCGGACAAGCCCGTGCGCAGCTTCAAGCGGGTGCCTGCACCCGTGAGGGCGCGGGTCGTGAAGGACACGACGGCGACGATGGTTGCCGCCGCCATCGCGGCAGGCCTGACGAAGGCCGAGCTGGCCGAAGTCCTGAAGGCCGTCAAGGCCGGCATTTCCTTCGAGTGAGGGTTCAACTAGGACACGTTGTCCTAGTTGCCGCTACGAGCGTAGCGGGCAGGCTTGTGCCTGCCCAGTGCGCTTGATGCCTGCGTCGCAGGCGGCGTGCTGTTGGAGAGTGTGATGGAGCTGTTTCAAAAGGATACCCAGGCGTGGCGGACCTACCGCCGCTTCGCGCTGCAGGGCAGCGCTTGGCTGCGCGGCCTCAACCGCGCGGAGCAGAACTTCGTTCTGGGAGGTGCGCTGTACGCGACCCCCGAAGAGGCGGTGAAACGCCTCGGCATCGAGGCCGGCAGACCGGCTCGCTTGGTGCGCACTGCGCACCGGCGCTGCAGCGCCACATGGGCCGCGCTAGGTGCGGCGTTCGTCGAGGCCACGACGCCAAAGACCTGACGAATGCAACTAGGACGGGTTGTCCTAGTTGAGCGCACTGGCCTGCCTTCGGGCAGGCCAGTGCGCTTGATGCCTGCGTCGCAGGCGGCGTGCTGTTGGAGAGTGTGATCATGCGTAAGTTTCGTGTCGTAGCCGTGCTGGACCCCCAGCACTTCACCCGCTGCTTCTCCATTCATGGGGCGCTGATGCGCCCCCATAAGGGGGAGATCTACCGCAGCCTCCGGGCTGCGGAGGCCTATGCCCAACAATGTGCATTGTCGGGATGGTGCGCCTTCATCGTGCGGCGCACCCGCACGGGCTGGGCGCCCGTAGTGACTGCTGCGCCCACCATCCTCGGCGAAGAGCAAGCCGTGGCGTGGAGCGACATGCGCCGCGCGCGAATGAGTTGGTGAGCATGACCAACTAGGACAACCCGTCCTAGTTCCGCTACCGAGCGTAGCGGGCAGGCTTGTGCCTGCCCAGCGCGCTTGAAGTTCCACATCGTGGGAAATAATTTCACATTATGGAACGTGTGGTAGTTGTCCCGCACCTAGCGTGCGTTGGGTAGCACTTCGGACGCTGCAAGTCCTTGATCCGTAAAGCTTTCTTATTTATTATTGGATGAATGATGTCTTATATATACGTATATAGAGCTGGGAATTTTCTTTTTTGAAAATGCAAGCCGGAATTCCGGAAATCTTTTTCCAGTCCTGTCCTAAGAGATACACTCCTACAAAAGTAGACATCTGGCCACGAATCGGATTTCTCAATGCTGACAACGCTACTTAGCGTCCAATGTTGCGTCCACTTCGTCGTGTGTCTGGGACATTCCCGGGTTTTGCTGGACGCAAACCTTACACGAAACTTACGCCTGCCCAACTAGGACAGCCCGTCCTAGTTCAACCCCGGGGCACACGCCCCACAGAAAGGAGCTTTCCCGTGTACTACGAACGCTTTTTAACGAAGGCAGACTGCCCGCGCTGCGGGCAGGCACGCCCGCTGCACGAATTTCGGAAGTGGTGGGGACCGAAGCGCATGCTGCGCACGCTCTGCGTGCATTGCGAGCCCGAGAAATCCCTCGAGGAAATGTCCCCGGAGGAGCGCATCACTGCGCTCGACCAGCAGCGTGCCTACGTCACGCCTGTCCGTGTGGCGCGCCTCAATGAGGCGGACGCCATGGCGGCCAAGCAGCACCGGTCAACGGGGACGAGGCGGCGCCACGCTGCCGAGCGTGTGCGTGCGTGGTCTCCCACGCTCAAGGTCTTGAGGGCTGAGCGCTTGTGGGCGCAGCAGCATGCTGCGGACCCGGCGTCGCCTGCCTGGGGGAGGTTCTTCGAGGCCTACGAGGCGGCCTTGACGGACGCCTTGCGGCGTGCTGTGGCTGCGCGTGGCAACGCGTCGCGCACGCCCTCGCGGATACAGCCCACGCCTGATCAGGCGGACCCCATGCACTGGCTGCATGACATCACTATCAACACGCTGCGGCGGCTCTACAGCGACTGCGCCCCTGTGCGTGGTCGCAAGCTGTACCGCGATCCACTGTTCTTGGCCAACTAGGACGCGGTGTCCTAGTTAAACACTGAAGGAGAGAAGTGAAATGGAAGTCTTGCATCTGGAGCAACGCGTCACCCACCGCTATGTGGGCACCTACAGCCACCTCGACGAATGGCAGGACGTCTGTTCCGCCCCGGTCATACTGACCCCTGGCAAACTGGTCAAACCCGGCAACGATTACGACGAGGGGAACACCTACCTGCGCTGGGCTACGCTGCCGCGCCTGCCCCGGCGTGCTGACCGAACGCATGCTGCTGGCGCTCTGGAGGACATGCTCTCTAGCTGGGGCTGTCATCACGAGTACGACTGCTGTGGCTGCGCTTCGGTCAGCACCCGGGTGCTGCGTCGCAAAGGTCGGCGTGTGCTGCTGCGCACGACGGTTACTCGCAACTACTGAAGGAGAGAAGTGAAATGACGGAAGTCTGGTACGTGCAGGGCGCAGACCCCGAGTCGCCCATGCCGGTGCTGTTCACCACCAAGCTGGCTGCAGAGATGTACGCTCGGCAAGTGTGGCCCGAAGCAGACCCCGACACGCGCTACGCGCGGATCTTCTACAGGTCCGTGTGGGAAGAGAAAGACCTGAAGCAGGCGTAGCCTGGAAGGAACAGTCATGAACATGCACCGTGACGACAAGCTGCTGCTCGCAGCATGCGCCATCCTTGCAGCACTGATGCTGCTGGGTATCATTTAATTGAGGGGGCATCCCGCCCCCTGTTTCAACTAGGACATAATGTCCTACTTCAAGGAGAGAAGCAATGAACGGACACAAGAACTGGAACCACTGGAACGTCAGCCTGTGGATCAACAACGACGCAGGGCTCCACAACGTAGCCCGCTACTTCGTGCGCAGCGCGGCCACCCGTGACATCGCAGCAAAGCGGATGCTTGAGCACCTGAAAACGGAAGCAGGCACCACCCACACGCCTGATGGCGCACCGTACAGCGTAAGCAGCATCCGCGCTGCGATGGTCGACATGTAATTCAAGGAGAGAAGCAATGAGCGGAGTCCGCATCATCTACAACCGCATCCTCGGCGGTTGGTTCGTCGTGCGCGGAGCGCACCAGACGCCCCTCACCGGGCGCTTCGACACCAAGGCAGAAGCCATCGCATGGCTGTCCCGCAAGAACTGAAAGGAGAGAAGCAATGAACGGATACATCGCGTTTTACAAGGGTCGCAAGGCCGAAATCCATGCCGCTACTGCCTACGAGGCGCAGCAAAAGGCAGCCGCGCTGTTCAAGGCGCGCAAGTCCTACGAGGTCACCGTAGTCCTGGCCGAGAAGAACGGCCAGCAGGTGACGCATACACCGACGTTCTGAAACTGAAAGGAGTACCCCAACCATGACCCGCAAGACCCAACCCATCACATCTATCGACTACGCGGGGCGTACCTGCGCCTT